TATTAGGACTACTCGACGATTTAGCGCTAGCCGTGTGGTTTATGGACGACGGCAGTTCATCGGGACCGTCGTCCGCGACGCTGTCGACGTACGCGTTACGGAGCGAGGATGTTGCTCTGCTGGCGGAGCATCTGTCGGACTGCGGATTCTCCTGCAAAAGCACGCAGGGCGGAAAAGGCCCGACAGTGCGCTTTTCAGCACAAGGCGCGCGCAAACTACTAGAAACAATTTCGCCGTTCATGCACCCGGTGTTTCAATACAAACTAGACAGAAAGCCGCGCCCAAAAACTGCGCGTGTTCCCCGGGTACAGGCGCGCCGACTGGCGCACTGCGCCATTTGCAACGCGCCGTTCCGCCCGTCACGATCTGCCACGACGTGTGGGAAGGAGCGATGCCGAAAGGCGCTCAATGTACGGCTTGTGACGGCGCACAGGCAGCGGCAGCCCGACCAGGTTACCGAGATTATCTGCGTGATTTGTGGCGAGGTCACGGTTACGCGAAGAAGGCCACGCAGCCGCCCGCTAAGTCAGACATGCAGCCGCCAGTGCCGCGCGAAGCTGTCATGGATGACACGGTTTACTGTCTCGACGTAGAGACTAATCACAACTTCTTTGCTGATGGGGTACTCGTCCATAACTGCCAAGACCTGAACCCTTTGCAGTGGGCTCTCATCGAACAATGGGCGCAGCACGCAGAACGGCTCGTACTCGCGGGAGATCCGGCGCAAGCCATCTATACCCACGTCGGCGCCAGACCCGATGAACTCCTGACACCGTTGCCGGCCGATCAGAGAGCGCTCCTTGGGAAGGAGCGCTCGTATCGCCTGCCCCGGGCCGTTCACGCATTCGCCGAAGACTATCTCCGGCGTGAGCATAGCCCGGCGATCATGGAGGGCCGCGACTGGAAACCGCGCGACGCGGACGGCGACGTCCGACGCGTCGGCGGCGCGTGGCAAGACGGAGAGGCTATTGCCGCGCACGCGGTTCATGCCGCGCAAGATGGCACGGTAATGGTCTTAGCGACGTGCGCGTATATGCTGGGCCCCACTATCTCGGTCCTCCGGGATAGTGGGGAACCGTTCCATAACCCGTACCGGCGGCCCAACCCGCAATGGAATCCATTACACCGGTCCCGGAACCGGTACCAGCGCGCCGATGATGCTGATATAGGAACGTCCACGATAGATAGACTCCGCGCGTTCCTCAGCGAGGAATGGACCTGGGCGCAAGCGTGGCGGTGGCTCGAGATGTTATCCGCTCAAGGTGAACGGGGCATCTGGCAGCGTCGCGGGCTACGGGCTGACTTCGTGGAGATGGTTGAGCGTGCAGGCCGCGCGCCCATAACGATAGATGATCTCCGCGTGGGGCTTACCGACGCCGCGCTCGAGGCAGTGCGCGGACGGGATCTACGCTGGCTGGTGGCTAGCGCCACGCAGCGATACCAGGCGCCGCTCCGCTACGGAGCGGCCGTCGTTCGACGGCACGGACCGCAGGGGCTTACGCAGGAGCCGAAGATCATGGTAGGCACGAATCATTGCTCGCCCCCCGACGAACTGATATTGACAAAGCGGGGGCAAGTTCCCATTGCGGAACTGGTCCTAGGATTTGATCGGGTTGTCGGATACCACCGGCCAACCAACACGATTCTCGGATCTGAGGCACATAAGAGTTCACGGGGATACGACTTTCAACGATCAGAGCAGCCGTATAGCGGACCGCTGATTGTTCTTACGACGCCGCTAAGCCAAACCAGAGTAACTCCGAATCACCGCGTACTCGTTAAATTTGACGACGACGCGTTTTGCGGGCGCTGGGTCGTCTACTTAATGCGCAGAAACGACTGGTGGCGTATTGGGATCTGTGTGTCAGCGCACCGCCCGTATCGAGCTGGGGGAGTAGCGGCTCGCCTGTCGACGGAACAAGGGGACGCCGCGTGGATTCTAGCGGTCTGTGAAAGTCGTCGTGAGGCGCTAATGATGGAAGGCATGCTGCAGGCAAAATACGGCATCCCGGGGCTGACATTTCAGTCAGCCAAGGCGCGCGCACTAAACGACGAGGACTTGCACGTGGTCCATACCGCTAGCGCGTCGTGGGTCGGGGTGCGTGCGCACGCTGCACTAGCCGACTTGGGAATGTCCCCGAGCTGGCCCTTATACCGGCGAGGCGTTGATGAGTCTGGCAATGGCAAACGGAACATGCGGGGATGGTTTGAAACAGAGGCCGCTAACCTCGTATGCCTGAGCAACCGCGTGTGCATGGCCGTCTACACGGGAGGGCGCAAAGCAGTTCCCGCCAGAGCGAGCGTGACATCCGTCCCATATGACGGACCAGTTTTCGGGTTAGAAGTTTCTCCGCATCACCGGTATCTTAGCGGCAATGCCGTGGTTCACAACTCGGTCAAGGGGGGAGAAGGAATGACAGTGATACAGATACCGGAGATCAGCCGCGCCGCGTACGTCGACGGATTCAAACCCGGAGGTCACGACGCGAACACTAGGACGCTCTACGTCGGCCTTACGCGGGCACGTGAACGATTGTGGATAACCGGCATGAGCCGCGCTGGGTATTCGGCGGGCGTCTGATGTCTCACACATCCCTCAAGCGCCGCATCCGCGCCGTGCTAAAGGTGCGCGGCTGCCTGCTATGGGCGAACCCTCAAGGTGGTGGAATCCTTGACTTGTCTATCTTGACGCCGGATGGCAAGTATTTAGAGGTCGACGTCAAGGTCGGCGCCGATCGGCTGAGCCCGCTGCAGCGGCACAGGATCGTGCAGCTTACGGAACGCGGCGTAGCGGCCGGCGAGGTTCGCTCGGTGGCGGAGGCGCTGGAGATGGCGGGGCTAGACTAACGATCTTCCATGTAGAAGACGGGCTTGTCTAGCCCCTTTGCCAGTTCGATCTCCGCCTTGACTCCAACCGACTCCGCCCAGCCGTCGATCTTGAGGACCCATACTTCATCGCATGCCGCAACCATTCGACGGTCGAACTCTGCCCAGTACGCGAAGTCACCCGGCAGATCGTGCCGCGTCGCGATCATATGCGAGTGCGCGATAGGCGAGAACACCAAGTAGCCGTCGTGCATGAGCTCCGCGGCCGCGTCGACTGCCCGACAGAAACGCCACTTCCGCACGTCAGGATCTTCGTGGCTGTATGGCGATGCTAGGTAGATGAGCTTCATTTCAGTATCCCCCGCACCGATGCATCGAGTTCATCCGGCGTCACGGCTTCGTCATCATCCGGCCACCACAGGAACGCCGTGATCGTGACGACGACCGCGACTATGGCCAGCAAGATCCATAAACTCATCAGGCGGCCCGTGCCTTACGGAGCTCTTCAACCGCGGCCGCTAAATCTTGGATGAGAGCCTCTTTGTGATCGTCGTCAAGGTTGTCGGAACGCGCCGCTCGCCAGAGCAATTCGTCTAGACTGGTCGGATTTAGTGAGACAAGGCGGAACGTGTGAGGGTGTCCGTTGCCCAGCGGCGTCTCGGCGGCGTGCTCCAGGTCGTCCAGATAGTTCGCGGCATGCCGAACAGACGACTCAGCGTCGTCAAGCGCATCGCGTACACGATCCAATGTCTCGTCACGGTTCCTAGCCATCGTTCCCCTCCTAAACATCCACAGGGCTATGCCCGAAGTCGCCCTCGGGCATAGGTTCTGTGGGCTCTAGGCGGCCTTCTCGACCTCCTCTATGCCTGCGCCGATCTCAACGTCGTCGAAATCCTCATCGGGATGCCCAAGTGCAGGGTTGTCCGTGTCACCGTCTTCCCCGAACAGGTCCCACTCAACAGCCGAGCCGAAGTATTCCGACACGACCTCGATGTTGATCTCGCCCATGCGGTCAACGTCGATCACGTAAAGCCGAGCCGTCCACCCTTGAGCGAACTGAAAAGCTGGGCTGTATGCCGTGTAACCGATCCCACTCGACGGCAGCGCGAACCAATCGATAACCTGCCCGTCAGCGGTGACGCCGCTGATGATGGTGACGTTCTCATAGAGCGCGTCGCTCGCCTCAACTACGAACCTGAGCCGCTGCCAAGGCGCACACTCTGGGTCCGACGTACCCGCAACCCACTCCTCGAGCGAGCAGTTCGGATCGAACGCTACGCCCGGAGCAACCACTGGAACCTCAGCTATCACCGGCGTCTCATCGGGCGTCGGTTCGACTGTCGGCTCTTCGGCCGGCTCAGCCGTAGGCTCTTCCGTCGGCTCCTGCGTCGGTTCTTCCTCTACCTCGCACTCGCCCCAGTAGTCATTGTCGTGCACGAGGATATGACTCCACGCACCGGCAAACGATAGATTCAACGTCTGCGCGTTCCCGTTGGCGGGAACATGGCAGATCGTGTAATCATTAGTTGCCCCGACAGGCAACGCAAACGCGACTGCAAAGGCCATGAGCGCGATTAGCGCCACGCCTCGCGCCTTCCATCTACTCATCTACTCGACTCCTCTTGTGACTGCCCGGAAACACTCCGGGCAGGTATCACCGTAGTAAAATCGGCCAATAGCGCAATCACCGCGTCGGCGGCGCGAAACTCGTCGACATATAGGCGTTCATTGCCCTCGTCGTCTGCGACGATCTCGCCACCTCCTAACATAATCACCCGCGCCAACCGATTGCGGAACTCGGCGTTTAGTTCGTAGCTGGCAACCTCACGCAATCGCTCACCCATGCCAGCCGCTTCGACGCGCTTGATCACCAGCACAACGTCGCTCACGGATTCGCCCTCCTGAATTCAATTCGCCACACCCAGGGATTCGTGTCCCACGCGCCCTTGCCGTGGATGCGCTCCCAGAGCGATGAAAAGTTGCCTACAGGATCGTTAGCGGCATACTCCACGCCCTCACGTCCCACATCTTCGGCCGTGATCTCCTGCAACCGCTCAGCCCGCACGCTCACGATTTCGAGCACCGTGCGGCAAGCCCAGCGCGGCATGAAGATTGGCGGGTTTGCGCCTAGCCAGTAATTACGCTTGCGTGTCGCGCGTTTGCCCTCACCCTCAAGCGCTCCATAGCGCTCGGCCCACTCAAGGCGGTCGCGTTCCGGTGGATTACGCCAGCCAACATCGCCCGCTTCGAAGTCGTTGCCAGGCTTGCCACTGGCGTTCGACCAACAAATCAGGTAGGCAGTAGGCGGCTGACTGAAATCCATATCCGCCAGCCACCAGCGCTCGCGAACCCACAATTGATCGGTGGGATCGCCATATGGACAGAACACACGCTGTCGCGTCCCGTCGTCGTATGGCACCTTCAAATACTGCGAATCGAACGCAGTGGCGCGCTCCATCGTCCACGTGCTCAGGTCAGGAGACCATCCCGACCATTTCGGCTTCACGATCCGCCGCGTCACGGTCTTGGTCCCGTTGTGCACCTTCGCCGCTAGATCGGGCGTGAATATGATCGGTCGCTCCTTCACGCGCCACCGTCCTCATGGGCTAGCGCGGCGCGGGCGATGCGCTGGGCTGCGTCTTTGATCTCAACCCGTCTGCCATCTCCATGAATTGCGGTTGCGCCATCTAGCGCTTCGATAATTTCCAGCGCCGCCTCCAGCCGCTCGATCTCCGCGAGGAGCCAGCGCGAATCCTGTGCGACACGGACGACGTGCACCGTTGGAAGTTGCAACAGGTAATCGTCGGCAAGCCGTTGCACGACGCTAGCCGTTTGCTCGAAGTCGATCAGCCGCGCCCGAATCGCCTCCAGCCTCGCCGCGCGGTCGGTTGGTTCAGCGGTCACTAGTTGCGCTCCCTTGCAGCGCGGAGCATGGCCTCAACGTACCTCTTCCCGGCTGCGTTCAAACGAAACCGAGGCTCTTTGGTGTCTTTATCCCAATTCCAGTCCATCAATCCCCGCAGAATGTTGTCGATCATGCTCTGCTGGAGTTTTATTCCCTTTGCATAATCCAACAGCGATTGCAGTTCGACTTCGCTGTGTGAGGAAGTTGACAACGCGCTCAGGATTAGCCGCTCCGCTTCGTCGTCGCTTACCGCGCGTCCAAGCTGGTTAGCCAGTGCCAACAACTCGTCGCCTTTATCGTCAGCCATCCGTCACCTCCTTGGCCTGTTGCGCGTATAGCGCGTTGAGAATGTAACTTCTGTGCCAATCCGCTACGTAGGGCCAAACGGCTTTCATAGCCCACTCCGGCCACACCCAACCCGGCTTCGGGCTCCGTTCGTGGCAGGATATGCACGGCGTAAACGATTGGAGCGCACCGGCCTTGATCGGCGGCTCCTGCCCGTCACCGTGGCACCGATCACACAGCACCAGCTCAATCACGAGCGCGTCACTTCTCATCGCTTCCCTCCTCGACCGGCTGCCATTGTCACGTCGTCGGGAGTCACTTCGCACCGCGAATGCTTCGGAAGTGGTCAACGGTTTTACGCACGATGTTGTCGCCCGGCTCGTGCGCACTGAGCTTCTGCACCGTGTTATGCGAAATATCAGCCACTTCAGCAGCACTCAACGGCGCAAGGGCAGCACGTCGTGCAGCTTCGGCTCGGAGTGTCCCGTTGAATTCCCACAGCACTTGAACGTCCTCTGCGGTAAGCGGTCCACTTCTGTCAACGTGGCCGCTTGGCAGGCACGCCGCCAGCGCCTCCGCCCTCACAGCCGCGATTAGGGCGTCGAGTTTTGCCTTTACCTCTGCACGCTCAGTCCCTTCGACGAGGCCCGCCAAGATAGCTACATTGGCCAGGAATTCCTCCCTCAGCCGCTCGACTTCGGTGCTCATTTCGCCCCCTGTGCCGCCATCAGCGCGGCTTCGAGGCAAGCGCGGGCGTCGTCACGCCACATTTGGCGTATATGTTTGTCCATACGCCGCCCATCGTCCCAGTCCTGCGCAGTCCAACCGTGCCGCAAAGCTGCCGCCCGCGCCCCAGCCTCGACCACGTGGTCGGGAAGTTGGCGGGGATCGAGAACGTCAACTTCCGGCGAAATCACGCCGTCTGTTTCAGTCAGATGGATCTGCCCGTCCGGCCATCGATCGGCCTGCACCCACACCCTCATTGAGTCGCTCATCGCCCCACTCCTGATACCGCCACGAACAGCAGCACCATCGCCAGCGCCATGAGCGACCACGAGGTTACGCTATAGAACCGGGTCATCGTCGCAACCTTTCTATGTCTGAACGTCGAACCTTCACCCGGCCACGCCGGATGAACCGTCCGTCAATCACCGTCTCCAGCTTGCCTGCGGCGATCAGGTTTCGAACCGTCTGATGGTGTACACCTAAGAGCCGCGCCGCTTCGGCGACGGTTATTAGGTCGTCGCTCATACGTCACTCGCCGTGAACTCTGTGTCCGTTGCCGATTCCGATGGCCTCGGGAGCACGTTTTGCACCAACGCCTCAGGTGGCACCTCGTGCAAGACCTGCCCGCTGGGCAGCACTAAGTAAGGCAAAAACGTTACCGCCATCCCTTCCCACAGCACCCCCTCAAGTATTGCCTTTAGGTGATACACGAGAGCGCGCCATGCCTGCATACGCGCCTTGATGATTAACGATCGATCCGGATTAGGATCTTGTCGATAGAAGCCTCGCTCCCGAATGGGCAACGGTCGCCGGGTTAGTCGGTAGGTGCGATCTTCAAACTCGAAATAAATCTCGCCCTCGCCAGTGGCGGATCGTCTCAACCCAACGGACGACGCGCCCCATTTTTCGAGTAGCGCCATGACGGCGTACTGTGACTTCGCCTCATCGACCGACGTGCCCCAATACGGCGCATCTTGCGCGTAAACGGTTTGGCTCATCGAACCTTCCTCTCTGAGCACACCGGGCACCGTACGTAGTGCCGTCCCTCGGCCGCTACGGTAGTGATCGGGTTATGCCGCTTGAGCCAAGTGAACTCGCGGTCCGGCGCCCAAATCGTGCCCAGCCCGCCGCACCGCATGCAGTAGTTTCGTCGTGGCATCGAACACCCTCCGAACTCGTTACATGCCTACGATAACGCACGTACGCTAGCTGCGCAAGTGAATTATTACGGCGAGAATCTCGTCAGAACCTCTTGACGGGGCGCGATTGTCAGAGTATATTGACAGTGTGGAGTTGAGAGACGGGAGCAACGAAATGAAGACCGCATTCGTACGACACCAGCCGAGCGGCGAGATTTACGCAGTCGAGATAGACAGCACCGGCGACGTTATGCGAGCGGCCGGACCCGTACCATTCAGTCGGCGATTCAGCGACCCAGCCGACTGGATCAGCAACGCGCCTAACGCGCTAGACGATGGCGAGTGGCTCCGGTACGAGCCGATTAGTTTCTACGACGCCCCCGGCCGCGTCTAGGATGGTTGCCCCAACCCTCACCTTCGACATGTACACGATCCGCGATATCGCGGAGGCGCTCGAGGTCAACGTTGACGCCGTCTATCAGTGGCGGCATCGCGGCCAGATGCCCGAACCTGACGGACGGATCGGCGGGACGTGGGTATGGTTCGAGACGACTATCCGCCCGTGGTTGGAGGCTCGATCCACCACGTCACCGACTGCCGACCCCACTGAGCGACGCACGTCCAATAATCCCAGTCGCCGCAGAAGCCGAAGCGGTCACGGATAATCGCGAATGACAAATCGATGTGCGCGGCATTGCACTCCGGGCAGTAATCGCCCGCCATCAACTGCACGCCGCGCTCATCACGGCAGGCGAGCTCGTCTACCCAGCGAACGCAAATAGGTGTCCCGCGCGGGTAGATGGTCGTAGCTACGACCATCGTCGTGTCCCAGCGAAATGGTTCGGATTGCAACGCGCCCCCGTTGCCTGGTCGCGTGATGTTGCCGGTACAGCAGCGCCCGTAGACCGTTCCGATGCCCTCAACGTCCGCATGACTCGCCTTCGCGGGCGCGGTCCAACTCGCGAGCAGCCACAGGCCCAGGGCCGCGATCGCTGCCCACGTCACCGCGCGTTTCGTTAGGGCCATGAGTCCCCCTCAAAGCAAAAGCCATCGGGGTTAGCCGATGGCTTCGCTACGTACTCGACGGGGCGATGATAGCAAACCCTAAGCGCCCCGCTGCGTTAGGGACTCGGCTTGTCGGGGTCCGTGCCCGCCACGCGCTGCGTGGGCGGCAGCAACTTCATCGCCTCGTTCGCACCAACTGGCCCGAAGGCGGCCACTGCGGACAGCACGATCAAGGCGGGTATATCGGCGCTCATCGCCAGGCCCACGCCAACCGACACACCGAATGCCAGGAATCCCGCGAGCAGCGGACGCCACTTGGAGTCGATTGCCTCCCACGGGATGAGCCGGACAATTCCCCAGCCCACAACCGCACCGGACCCAGCCGATCCGCCGATTTCAATTGCGTCCATCTATCCACGTCCTTTGAAGTTCTCTTGGCCTTCCGAGTAGTCTTTCGCCAGATCGTCGGGAAGGATTGGCTGCCCTTTCGGGTCCTTCGGCAGATACCGAAACGCTAGCTTGACCGCAACCCGTGCGAGCCTCGCTCCGTATCCCAAATCTTGAAGATGCAGGTCGTCAAGGTCTTTGTACCGCTGGCGCTGATCTTCAAGCTGCTCGGTTAGTTCCTCCGCCGTGGTGGGCATCTTGCGTTCTCCGTACATGTAGGGGCCTGGGTCGATCCATGCCCAGCGCCCGTTCGTCCATTGCTGCAACCCAATGTGCGCGTGTTGAATCTTCGAGAAGCCGCTTGTGCCGACCGCCATGATCGGCTGGCCTCTACGCGCCCGTTCGCCCGATCGAAGGCTCGTTACGCTATCCGGTATCCCGTGAGCGAACAGCACGCGGTAGTCGCCCATCCCCATCCACACGTGGTAGCCATAGCCGTAGGTTTGGTCGTTGACTTCTAGGAGCACGCAGTCGATAGGCGCAACGTAATCCTGGGCAAGCAGCGGCCCGTTGAAATTGCGTCGCACCGTGAAGTCACGCGCGAAGTGGAAGTTGCCGGGATATGCGCCTGGGTTTCTGAGAGCGAAATCCGTCACGCCGTAGCCCTGCGTCTCACCACGCCGGTCGCGGCTGTCATTGATGGAGAGACACGACCCCCAAAAACTCACCGCCGCACCGCTCCAATCAGAATCACCAACGCGCTTTCAAGTCCCATGTCAGCCTCCTGTCGGCAGAAACCGAATGACGATCTGAACGATGGTTACGATCATCGCGATCGTCGCGCCGATGCCCCATATCCGCCCCTCAAGCTTTCGCTGCTCTTGGACGATTTCATTCACTTGTGTAGCGAACGGCGCGAACTCGACCTTCCGCACGAACTCGGCGTTTTGATCTCTCAGCGACTCGCGGAACTCATTCATGCCTTCCAAACGCCTGTCCACGGCATTCTCCGCCTTGATAACCGCGTTATTCGACGCTCTGAACCCAGCGTCGGTTTTTGCCTCCAATGCCGTAATCTGCGCTGTCAGGTGCCGCTCGAGGTCGTTTAGTTGTTTATCCATGTGCCGCGTTCGCTCAGCTAGCAGCGCCTCGATGTGATCAATCAGCGAAACTTCGCCGCTCATGCGAACCGGTCCACTAGCGCATTGAATTCGTCCACGAGGTCGCGGCCGCGCGTACCAGGCGAGAGCGTCATCAGATGCTCTAGCGCCGTGCTACTCCAGTCAGCGCCGACCTGCCCGCGCCCGATGAACCACGCGGCGAACCACAGTCGCGTTCGGCCGGTGGGCGTCGCGAGTCGGTTGACGCCGTAGTCGATGGCCTTCAGCGCCTCTTGCAGCCAGCCGCGGACATAGTTCACCTCCGCACCGTAGCCGTCCATGTAGGTCGTGAACTCGTCCACCGCCAGCGGCAGCGACGCGAAGGCCGCGTCAACGACCTGCACCATCTCACGGATCGCCTGCGTGCCGAACTGGCTGCCGTAGGTCTGCTCGACCACCGAGCGCCTCGGCTCGAGCCGCCCTCCGTTAGCGGACCCACCCGAACCGATTCTCCCAGCCACGTGCAGACAGGCGACGTTCACGATACGACGTGCCTTCGCATCGCCCGCAGCCTTGGCGCGCTTGAGCACGGAGTGCAGATAATTCAGGTACGGATGCGCCGTCGCTGAATAGCGCCAGTTGGAGTCGGTCTCGTTGACGGTCGGGTCGTATGGAGCCACAGCCGGAGAGCCGATCACGGCGTTTGGCAGCGAACCCATGTCGCCTGCCACGTAACGGATCTTCTCAGCGAAATTATCGAGCGCCGTGCCGCCATTGAGCACGCGCTGTGCCCATGACGCCGGCACCGCGCCCTCGTTGGTGATGTTCGGCTCGTTCGCGCATATCCACAGGCTAACGTGGTCGCGGAACGGCTGGTAGTTTTTGGCGGCGTCGACCACGCCGTTCAGAAACTGGTTCAGCTCTGTCATATCGTTCTCTGCGGGAATCGATCGGTCGCCTCGATAGTGGGCACGTACCGCGATCTTGAGGTTCGGGTACGTAGATTTCAGCGATGTGATCCGCGCTGACGTCTGCGATATAGAGTAGCCATCCCACGGATTCACGACTACGAACGGCTCGCATGTCCACATGGCGACGCTAGAGTCTGGCAGCGTCCAGCCAGTGTGGTGGAATGTGAAGCTGCCCAGTAGCGGCGATTCGCCGTTAGCCACGGCGTCGAGACTCCCTATTGCGCGGAACGTTGTTGATCGTTCGCAGGTATTCTAACCTGCACATGATACCTAGACGCCGAACGAATAGCGGCGTGAACCAGGAGGGGACTTTGCGTACGGCCCTCTCAGGGAGAGGGCCGTTCTCCGGGAGTTCAATCATGTCAACACCGCCGTATCCGTACTGAATTTGTACCAGACGGCGCCACCGGCACCGGCGCTAGACCAGTATGCAGGAACTCCCGTCCCCGCACCTACGCCCTCGCCCTCCTTACGGCCGTCGGTGACGTAAGTAACCGCGCCATCGAATCCGGTCGGCAGGTCCACGAACGCATAGCGCGGGAACGATCCCGCGACCTCGGCACGCTCCGTCGTCTCAAGGTGCTGGATGCGCTGGTTATGGTCTTTGATCGCGTGGGCAACACGCGCGTTGAAGTCCTCGTTCACGGTGCATCCTGCACATCAACGGAGATCGTCTCGACGTTGCCTTGTCCTGGGCTGCCGTTCACCGCGCCTCGCACACCTATGATCTCCAGGTTTCTATCCGCCCCTCGGTAGCGTACCGTGACCTCATCCCCGAGCCGGTAGTCACGCCCGTAGATCGTCGCTGGCGTTTGTAATACGTCGAACTCAAATCGTTCCATTGCGCGGAATTCCTCGAGCAATGATTCACCGCGCGCCTGTAGGTCGCCCGACGCATCGGTATCACGCGCATCGCGCACGACCTCGCTGTCGTTCCAAGGTGACTCTGCCGCCGCGGCAGAGTCACTAAGCACCTCAACAGTTCGATCATCACCCTGACCTTGCCCAAGCACCAGCGCGACAGTCGCCTCGTTGGAAGCGTCGAGTCCGTAGCTAGGCGCCTGCAGGTTGCCGCGATCGAGGCTAAAGATCACCGGCGCATTCCCCGCAGCGTTCATACCCGTCGTTACGTTGAGTCCGTCCGTCGAACGGTCCTCGCCGTACGGCGCCGCGCGAGCCTGAACCACAAACGACGGGATCGACGCGCCGCCTTCGACGCGGAACCGCGTCACCGTAGCGAGCCCAATCTCCTGGAGCACCTCGAGCAGATTGCGCCGCGCCCGCTGGCCACTCCACGCTCCACCCGAACCGGTGTCCGCCGCCGTCGTGACGTTCGGCAGTATGTGGTCGCGGTCCCTACCGGCAGCGGCCAGCGCGCTCGCGCCAACGTTTTGCAATGCGTAGGTCTTGATAACAGTCTCACCGGGTCCGGATAACTGTGTTTGTGGCAGGCCAGCCGCCCACGCAATCGCCGCGCGTCGCAGGATATCCGTGTACTCCACCGCCGAAATGGTTGCAATAGCATCGCCGTCCGCCGTCACCAAGCGCGATCCCGCACGCGCGAGGAACAATCCTTCGACGTACGGCACGAGCGGCTTGGCTGGGTCGGTCGTTAGATCGTAGCGACGCAGCTCAATGATCTGGTCGCGAATGATCTGATCGGAGGCGTCGAAGAATAGGCTCGTCTTTGTCTGGTCGGCTGGGTTATCACCTATCTCTAGGTCCAGTCCGCCAATCGCCGAGACGCGCACCCACCAGCGCAGGTCGCGCCAGTCGTTATAGATCGCTAGCAGCGTGCCGGATGTGTTGTGGAGCCGGACTTCAAGCCGAGCGGCCATTAGCCACTAGTTTAGATCCAGCGCCTTGGCCAGTACGGCCAGCTTTTCCGCGTCGGTACTGGCCGCGGCAAACTCACCCCTAAGCGCTACTTTCGGGTCGGCGGGCACCGGATCGGGATTCGCCGCTAGCCACTCATCAATATCCACGACCTGCCAAGTCTGGTTCTTCAAGCGCTCGGGCACGTTACGATCTGTGTACGCCGCCGCACCTAGCTCCCACTCGTCAGCGCGATGCTCGCGAACGCCGCTCTCAAATATCCGAACCATGCGACCCATTACTGATCTCCAAACGCAACGACGTGGAACGGCGTGTCAAAAACATTCGGATCTGAATCGGATGTTCGTATCTTGAATGATCCTACTGCTATATCCGACACGGAAACGTAGCGGAAAGAGCCCCCGCCCACTTCGGCTAAAGCCGCGACTACGTAGTCCGTATTCGAAAAGTCATCATCTAGTGTGATCGTATAGACGCCGGTCGAATCCTTCGCGGCAGAGGTGATGTTGTAGGAGTTCGATTGCAGCGTGCCGTCGCTTGCCACCGTGCAATACGCCTTCGCCGCGCCCGGAATAAACCGGGCCAAGTCGGGCGGGATGTACTTGTCAACATCAGACTCGGCCTCGATCTCGGCCTGCGACGCTTGATCGGGAACGGCGTCCGGCGTAGACCACTCCAACGCCGTACCGCCCGCGTTTGTCCGAAGCACCTGCAGCGCAGTACCGAAGCCGGGAATGCGCAGGAGAAAATCACGATCGTCCGTGACCGTAATCGCCGCTAGTGTCGTAATCGATACCTGCGCAAGCGGGATGTCCCACGTAGTACCGTCAACCTGCGTTAGGCTAGGCGCGCCGCCGCCCTCCGTGCCTGCGACACGCGTAATCCGAACTGTCTGAGCAGCCCACGACTTTCGCAATACGATGCGATCGATGCGCGTCGCGCCTGCAGGCGTTGGAATCGCGACAGTGACCGCCGCGTCGTTGCCGTACCATGTCCCGTGATTGAGCGCGTAACCGGTATCTATGCTGACCGGGCTGACGACGCCAGTGACTTCTAGCTCGTTGAGCAGTCCGTCGAAGACACCATCGTCCGAGCCGGTCTGTAGCATCGTGCGCCACACTTCGGCCCAATGGTCGAAGGTGTACGGACCGGCATCTCCGAGAATTTGTCCCGTCCAGGGACGGCTCGTCTCAGCCACGCTAGCCTCCCAAACCGATGTATCGGGTGAAGTATGCCAGACTCACCGCCGTATTAGCATCGGCGTCCGATCCGGTGACTTGGATATCGTTCACGCCGCCAGGTGCACGCGGATCGACCTCTAGCCGCCACGTCCCCAGCTCGCTCCCGCTGTCCACCGTGCCGATCAGGTTCGTGCCCAAGTTGTTGACGACCGTCTTGCGCCCGTACTCAAGGTCGATCGTCACCGTCTCGCCGAGCGGTATGTCGTAGGCGAGCGTGATTTCTTCCCCGATAGTCACATTCGTAATCGATGGCCCATTCAGCGGCCCTTGCAGCGTAATCACGGGGAACGATGGCCACGATCCGGCGTAGGTGATGTTCTGCGACACGCTCAAGATGCCCGTCCCAAACGTGATTGGAAACGTGATCGGGAACACGAGCTGGCTCTGCGTCGCCAGCGTGAACACGACATCAACTTCGGTCGGGCTGAACCATGTGGGGTCGGGCGCGAACAGCCGGATAGGCTCCTCGAATGCGAACTCATCCCACCCGGCCGGTGCCGTAGGAGTCGTGAACCGCAGGCCATCGTCCACGAACACTTCCAGGTCGCGCTTCGTGCCGTCCGGCAGGATCTTCCGCAGTCGCGCGGGCATGATCGCCCCGTTCGTAGATCGGTTCGGACGCAGTCGGTCCAGGGCTAAAGCCCTGGCATCCCAGTACTGCTGCCGCGTGCAACGACCGTCGCGCAATACCAACTCCACGGTGCGTGGCTCTAGGAAGAAGTCGGTGACTGTTACGCCATCCTGGAACGGCCCGCGCTGTGCGAGGTAGCGGATCGGCGGCATCCCGTCGCCGCTCAGGTTGATTACCCATCGGCCCGAGAAATTCTCTAGCCTATAGCGCAGCCCGTCCGCGGTGATGATTTCCCACCACTCGGTTTTGCGCTGCCGTTCGACCATGAAAACGGGATTGATCATCGTACGCCCAGCAATACGAATCGCACGTCGGCGCTCACGCTGGACGGGCTCTGCGACCGCTGATACGTCGCGTTCACGGTGACGTTTGCACCCTCACGGGTATTGATCGGGACGGGGATCATGCGCGAGCCGCCGACCAATGGCATCGCCGCCGCCGGCATAGCAGGCGCAACCAGTCGCCCTGCCGCGCGCGACAGTCCGGATATCATCGCGCCCAGTCCTTGCTGCTGTGTTCGGTTCAGAATCAACTCTCCAGCGTGCACCACCGCTGCAATCGCCTGGCCAGCGGCGCCGGGCACGAATCCACCCTCCGCGAACTGGGGCGGATTGTACGGCAGCCCCGTATCGAATCCCGCTGGCGTCGATTGAATCGCCGCTGCCGTGCGCAGCGCCTCGACGTAGCGCCGCGCTGTCTCTAGGTTCACATTGAGCGTAGCGCCCTGCGTTGCCAGCACCGCTGCGATCGCTTCCTCGATCTCCCTGCGCGCGTCGGCCGCCTCGGCGGCATCTTCCTCAGCCTCGACCTGGTCGCGCAGGTTCTCTAGCTCATCGTCTAGCTTGGCGAATATCGCGTCCCGCGCAATCGTGGCGGCGTCGAACTCCGCCTGGATGGCGGCCACACGCGCGCCGTGAACCTCTTGCGCCTTGATCAGCTCGGCCTCCAGCGCGGTTATCTGTGTAGTCGCCTGTCGGTTCAGGATGTCCAATTGATCGCTACGAAGCTCGACCTGTTCCTGTAGGAATCCGATCTCGTTACGATGCCGTTCGTCGATCTCGGCCAGCGATTCGGCCTGCTGCTCAAGTAGCAGCGCCTTCTCTTCTTCGCTGGCAGCCGCCGCGATACGTTCGCGGAACTGCGTGCGGATATGGAACTGTTCTTGGTTGATCTGTTCGTTTAGGAGCTTTAGCTCTAGCTGAGCGCCTGACAATTCCTCAGACTGGATGCTGTCCGCAACCTGTTTGCGCACGCCCGCGATGGCCTTCTCAAGTCGCTCAATCTCCGACGTAGCGGCAACCGCATCGTCTAGCCGGCGTTTGATGCCATCCAGCACGCGGCCCGAATCCTCGCGCGTGCGTGCAATCTCACGCTCTTTGTCTGCTATCCGCGTGTCGACGACGATCAGCCGCTCCGCCGCGCTCAGAGCACGCTCTAGCTGAGTAGCGGCTGCCTCCGCCGCCCTAGCCGCGTCATCAGCGGGCGATGATCCGCCGCCGCCTCCACCCCCGCCGCCGCCAGTTGCCCGCGGGGGCGGTTTGCCCTTCATCGTGCCGCCGCCCAGCAGACTCAGAGCGTTAGTAACCTCATTGGCTGCGCGTGCCGTTGCGATAGCTTGCCCCTCAAGCACAGCCAATCCAGCGGCCGCCAGCCGCATTGCTTGGTCAACGGCGGGGCCTTCAAGTCCCGCGGCGCGTAGCTGCAATTCAAGAATCTCGAGCGAGTCTGCCGCAGGCACGACGCCGCTATGCTGCAGAATGCCTAGGATCGTTGCCACCTGGTCGGACTCAAGCCCAGCTGCGATCATCGCCTTCTCGACGTCGTTGACAACGCCTGTAATTGCCTTGAGCTCGTCGGCGGCGTCCGTTACTGCGTCGGTGGTCTCTTCGATCGCATCCGTTAGAAGCTGAGATGTTTCGTACAGTGCTTCGTCTTGCGCCTCAAGCGCGTCCGCGGCCAGGAGCGCTTCCCCTTGCGCAGTGGCCAGGTCTAGCCACGCTTGGCGCGCAAGGATCGTGGCTTCCATCTCCTTGAGCTTCTGCAGCGTCAGGTTGTTGCTTATCTGTGTCAGGAAAAACGAGTTATTCGCTAGCTCTTCCTGAGCCGCGATCAGTTCACGCAGATGTGGCAGTTGCGCGACGGTCATCTTGTCGACGCCCGCTATCGATGTGCCTAGCGCGTCGAACGTTGTGCCAAGCTGTTGCAGCCCGCTCAGGAAGTCACGGAGAATCGGAAGGGTCTGCGTGCCTAGCTGGGCCGCGAAGTTACCGACTTGATTCTTTAGCCGTTCCATCTTGGCGGCGGTCGTCTCCGCGAACTTCCCAGATTCCTCTATGAGCGCGTTTCCGGTCTCCATCTCCCGGTTACCGGTTTCGAATGCGCGCTCGACCTCGTTCACCGCCGACGCCGTGCCTAGCAATGCGCGCTGCAATCGCACGTCACTAAGGCCCAGGTCTTCTAGGACAACGAACAGGTTCTGCCCGGACTCTTCGGCAGTCTTCAACCCACGAACAAATGCCAGCAGCGCCTCCGCCGGCGAGCTGGCCACAAGATTTCGGAACTCGTCGGCAGTCATACCCGTGACAGCAGCTAGGTCCTCAAGGTCCTGACCGCCAAGCGCCGCGCGCTTAGATATCTCAGACATGACGCGCGAGAACGCCGTGCCGCCAGCCTCAGCCTCGATACCTATCTGTCGCAATGCCGCGCCCAGGCCTAGGATCTCGCCTTCGGTAAGCCCGAACTGACGACCGGCGCCCGCCAGACGTAGCGCCATGTCCAGGATTTCAGACTCAGTGGCGGCAAACGTATTACCGAGCCCTACCAGCGCCGAGCCTAGATTCGCCACGTCGTTTTCCGACGTCCCTAGGATCGTCGATAGCCGCGCCAGCCCAGTGATCGCTTCTTCAGCGCCAAGGTTAGTGCTAAACCCTAAGCGCGCCGCGGTCTCTGCAAATAGATCGAGGTTCTCAGAACTAACGCCTAGCTGCCCGGCCGTTTGCGCGAGTCCTAGTAGCGCCTCTGCGCTAATGGGCAGTTCCTCGCTTAGCCCGCGCATCCGCTCGCCGAGTGCCGCGAGTTCGGAGGTGCTTAGGTTGGTGGTCTTAGCGACCCCAACGAGCGCCGACTCCCAGCGGATCGCACCGCCTATGACGGCATCGAGTCCCTTGCCTATAGCCTGCGTGCCGATGTACGCCGCGGCCATGCCGGCCGCGAACGCTAAGGCTCGTTTACCAGCAGAGTCGAATGCTCCGCCTAGCCCGGTGGCGGTCTTCGCGGCCGTGGTCGTTGACCCCGCGACTTTGTCCGTGGCCTGCTGTGCTTGCGTGAGGTTGGACTTATAGGGTCCTAGACCCTCGACCACCATCCGAACGCCAAGCGGCTCGAGCGCCAACGGGTGCCTCCTGTATGCACGGAGACACCCCTCCGCCTGTCAGTGTACGCTAGGTCGTTTCTTCGTCCATTGGCCGGATGTTGCTGAGGATGCCCACAGTGCGTATAACGCTCGCACCGTCGGCGGCGTCCGCGCACGCGGTCGTTAGGAACCACTCGCGATACCGTGAGCGACGATCATCGCTCACGCTAAGCCCGATCGATTCCAACGTTTTTACCCACTCATCTCCGTCCGGGCCTTCCATCCCCTTCGGCAAGCTCGCGACCTCAGTACCCAGAATTACGAACGCTTTATTGATCTGGCCTAGAAGCGCCATATTCCGCTCGTCTAGGTCGCTCAGATACTCGGGATCGTCTGGGTTAGGCTCTGCCCGCTCGGTGTCAGGATTGATGCGCGTAGGCACCTCGGGGATTGGTCGCTGCTCGTATATCCGCGAGAGGATCAATCCGCTCACGGCCTTGCACCGGATCACAACGCCCGTGCTTAGCGTGACGTCACGATACACCGGCGTCGTTCCGTTCAATGGCGGCACGTCGGCCGGGGCCTCGACCGTCGCAAGGCTTCGCCGCCTGGCCATCTATCGCCGCCTTCCCTGCTGAGTACGCCTCATTACGCGTCGCTCGCGCTGCTGCATCGCATCATGGCTATGCAAGTCTACTAGCCGCGCGTACCGAGACTGCGCCACGCACTGCGCGCGGTCCCATGCCGGGAGCAACCGCCACTCGGATGGCGCCAACCGCCACTCGCGCGCCGTCTCTAGTTCCTCGTACGGCGGAACCGCACCATCGATCCATCGCCCGTACGCTACCCCGGATCGGATCTCGGTAGCTACCGGATGCGTTTCGATAGGCTCGCCGTTGCGTTCGATGGCGAAACATGGCCGCTGCCGCGGCCACGTCCTCCTCGAGCGTGACCGTTTCGCGTATTACTGCACGATGAAGCAACGCCATGTCATCGTCCGTTTGGCATGCGACCAATCGCAGCCATTCGGCGTCCCAGTTAGGCCCTACACGCACGCCCGCAAGTTTGAGCTCCGCACGCCACTGGTCGCTCGCCGGAGCGTCAACGTTATCAGGAACATAATCGACCACAATGCCATGACGCCACAGCGCATCGGAGAACGCGTCGGTACGACGGGACTCCCACGCGGCGTGCGCGTCTCGGTACTTCTTAGACGATCGGTTAGGCTCTTGGTGCCCGGCGTCCGTCAGGATCATTGGCGGCTGCGGTGGCGGACCCACGGATTGAATCGCCTCGCTAAGCAGTTGCCAGTCAACGGGCACGCAGTACACCTGAACGCCAGTGCTCAGCTTCCTCCGGGTTACCGCCATACTGCTTACGTTCCGACCGGTCCGCTAGCCTTGACCGCGATACCGTCCGTCGAGCTGTCCGCGAGGCCGCCCGCGATAAACTCGTTGGCCCGGATATTCGGTACGGTCCCAAAGGGGATCGCCACTGAGTTGATGCGGTCGTTCGCCGGGATCGATCCGACGCCCTCGGGCAGGAGGTACCAGGAGTAGCCCCCGTCGATCGTTCGGAAAATCCGGCCAGCGGGCGTCGCGGTGTCGTGAGCGAAGTACCCGACCGTCGGCGTCGCGAACACAACGTCTCGCGCTACCCCGGCGCCCGAACCTGAGAACGATTTCTCAGTCCACGAGACGCCCTGGTCAACGCTCCACCACAACTCTCCACCGTTGGTCGCAACCCATAATTCGCTTTCGCTGCGAGCGAACACACGGTTGAGGTTGACACCGACTACCGGACCCGTCAACGCGCCCCAGATATCGCCACCATCCGTCGATAGGACCGCGGCGTTGTTCTCACCAACGGCCACAATGATGTTCGTGCCCGCGCCGTGCACGGAGGTCAGATTCTCAGTTGTCGCTACCCCGGCATCGACCACCGTAACTCCCGCTGTCGGGTCCTCAGTCTGGTAGATATAGCCACCGGCGCCGACGATAAACACCGTGCGCGAATCCGCTGCGTAAATGCCCCGCGGTTCGCCGCCTACCTCGAATCCGGTCGTGACCTCGCTCCATGTTTCGGTACCGGCCAGAATGTCAACGATCGGCGCCCAGTGCAGGCTGCCCGAGTCCTCGCTAAGAACGACCAGGTTTCCTGCAACGCAGGCCGCATCGCTTGGTTCCTCGCCGGTCGCCATCGTATCGATGATCGTGTCCGCCCACGTCGATCCGCCGTCCTGTGTGTAAGCAACCTCGGCCTTGAGTCCGGGCGAGCCACCTGAGGACTTCTGAATTAGGAACGCAATCTCATCGCCATCGGATGGATTGATGCACTCGCCACACGAAACGGCGTCGCAATACAGCGCCTTGATAACCTCGTTCTGGAGCTGCGTGGTCGCGCGCTGCGCAAAGGTCAGCGGCACGATCCCATACGACTCCAGCGCCGATATCGGCGTCTCCTGCATGACAATGTTCTGGTCGCTCGGCTCCAGCGCGCCGGTTTCATCCTCATTGAACGCGGTGATGTCCGCGCCCTCCATCACTCGGATGAAGTCGAATCCACCGTTGAAATCCTTCGGGTCTTCACACAAGCCGTAGTGCAGTTGCAGGTCAAGCGGGCAGCCGATATCGCCTAGCTTCTCCATGAGTGAGACTTGGTGCTGCGCATAGGCAGTGAGACTCAGGGTCGGATTGCCGCGCTCACCCCTGATATTCACAAATGGGACGAACTGGTTGTACGCGCTGGAGCTAGGCAGGTAGCGCGGCGTCGTGTCACCATATGGCTTGGAGTGCGCGCCGCCGCGCATGTGGCCCACATAGAGCGGCGAGTTCGCGGGTCCTGCTTGCCGCGGAATAACGAACGTACGCGCCTCGCCTCGCAGGAGCGCGAGATCAGGCTTCTGTGCTGGCATCCGGTTCCCCCTCGCCGCGCTCGACGCGGACATATGCTGCGACGATCTTGCCAGCGTCCACGCGGAGCGCTGCTTGCAAGGCGCCAACGACTTCCGAGGTCCTCCGGCGCACGTCGGCTGCGGTAAACAACCGGCGGCGTGCTAGTTCATTATGCAATCTAATCGCAACCGCGTCCGGTAATCCTAGATCCGATGTATCTGGCGGTCCTACCGGAACGCCAAGCGGCGCCATCGATTCGGGCGCTTCGTCTGGAATCGACGTAACCCAAATGCGGCCCGTCTCATCTTTGTAAGTGGCCCGTTTCAATACACGACCGCCTCACCAATGGGCAGCGTGCGCTGCTGCAATCGACGCCACGCCTCCACGGCGCCGCGCTGTAATCCCCATGGCGAATCGAGTGTGCGGATGCCGAGCTGCCTATTCTGTGAGTCTGTGATTAGTCCCAAGTCCTCTCGCCAGTAGTTTAGAAGCCCTTGGATATTCTTACACCCACAAATGTCGCGACTCATATACGTGACCGCGAGACGAGCCACAACCCACTCATAAAACGGGTCCATGCGCGTGATCGGCGAGTATCCCGACTGCGCGCCCTCTTTCCATTCCCACCCCGAAAAGTACCAGACACGGACCCAATCCGGATCACGACACGCGCTCAGCGTCGCTGCGGTCCATGCCGCCGTGTCCGCGTCGTACGTGGCCGGATGGAGTGACGCGAAACCATCGCGCGGATCGTTGACCGGAACCACACATGCGCTCTGGTATCCGACCAGACATATTTCGCAATCTCCGCAGCTACATGGCCACGGTTCGCCTTGCCACTCCAGGCGCGCGGACTCAGTCGGATCGTTATAGACCCGATACACGTCAACCTCGTCAAGGAAGTTCGCGTCCGTGAGTCCGTTAACGCCACTATGGATATCTTCGCCGCTGCCCGCGGGCGTAAGCGTTTCGAGGTTGATTCGCTCCAGTAATTCAGGGATAACGGCTTGCTCGCGCCGAAATGTTATCGTCGCCGTTCCACCCGAGATCGTCACCGTAATCGGACGAATCTCCCACGACGGCACGCCACCCTCGCCAGGGTAGAAGATACGAATCTCGCCAATGTCCGTAACCGTTGTGACTACGCTAACCGTTGCGGTCTCGAAGTATGTGTCATTGTCAAGATCGCTATAGGTAATCCCCGACGCCAGTTCGATTGCGCTAATAGCGCGTTGCCCACCGGTGCGAACGTATTTCCATGTGAGCGGCGTCGTGACGCCCTGCCCGCGCGGTCCTAGGAACCAACGCCGGTACAGTTCCGGTCGGAGCGGTCGCGGCGTCGCGTGTCGTTCGTCTGCGATCCACGTAGGCGCCGGCCAGTAACCCAGCGTCTCCGCCACCGTGCGCTCGGCCTGTGCGATTGAGTCGGCGATCTCCTCGCGGCTAGTTCGGCCCGCCGTCTGCCAGGGATATTGAAATATCGGCGTCGCGCACGTCTCAGATGTATTGAGCCCGTTGACCACGACGCCCATGAGGTGCAGCGGATCGATGCCGAATAACTGCCCCCATCGATACACGGGCAGCAGCGTCGGCGTGTCCTGAACGGGCATCTACGAACGCTCCGCGTGAATCACATGCATGATCGTTGATTCAATCAGGCAGCTAGCTCCGCTTAGCGCCATAACTGCCACCACAATCGGGATGTACACCACGCAGAGTATCACCAGCGGTGCAATCCAGACCGATAAGCACCACGGGCACGCCGCTAGGCTAGCGATCCAATTCCGACCATACGCGGGCGTTCCGTCGGCGTTATGAACCACGCCTATGCGCTCGCGCGTCCAGCGGAATATGTCCTCTTGGCTGAGGATACTCGTCACGCGCCACGTCGCTAATGCAAGCGTTATCACGAGCAACGCATCGCCGCCAGGTAACGACGGCCCGATCACTTCGCGCCTTGCGCCGCCGTCTCCGATGCGATCGCAGTCTCGAGCAGCCGCAGCACGGTCGCTCGCGCCTTGCCCTTCGTCTCCATATCAAGCCAGACCGTTAGCTGCCGCGCGCCCATGGTCGGCGCCTGGTCGCGGATCTGCTGAACTGTCAGCTCGCCAAGGTCACCGAAGTCTCCAGTTGACGCCTGCAGGTTCGGCAACGGTTCGATCGGGATCTCGCCTGGAGTAGCAGACTTCATTTGCGTACGTAGCGACGCCGACGCCAGTACCACCGGAGCACCCGCCTCAGGCGTCGGCCCCATCGGCGGCGCCGTTACGATCTGCGCCTGCCGGAAACCCTGGATCTTGATTAGGTGCTCCGCGTCCTGCGGGTCAACGTATTTCTGCTGGTGCGGTGGCCCGGCCGAGAATACGTACTCGGTCCGTGTAACGCGGCCCTTGACGCGGAACTTACCACGCTGGCCGCCGACATATTCCACCAGCACTGCCTCGCCGGATTGCGCTAGCCGCGCGCCGTTCGTTTGCGCCTGCGCGCCCATTGGAGCCGGTCCTGAATTGATTCGCCCGCCACATCCTCGGCATGCCATGAAGTCGTTCCTTTCTGCGAGGTTGCCCCACTTCGCATGTATCGCCGCCAGTCGCTCAGTGCGGTTCGCATAGGCGTCCTCGCGCCGTACACCTGTCCCTAAACGATACGTGAGCAACGGCTCGGGCAGACGCGCCATACACCAGCCCTTCGATCGTAACGCTATCGCTAAGTCCCAATCCTCCCATGCAACCGCTGAGTCGAATCCGCCTACCTCGCGCACAGCGTCCGTAGGGTATAGCGCCGTGACGACGTGCTGCGCCTTCCCGCGCACTGCGTCGGTATCCTCGCTGAGTACGTTCTGGCGCTCTAGCGTGCCGTCGGCTTTCTGCTGGTACCAATCCCAGACGATCACGTTGTCAGGACATTGCTCATGCGCGTCTAGTGCGAGACGCAGGCAGTCCGGCTGTAGGAAGTCGTCAGCATCTAGGAAGATCAACGCCGGCGCCTTCGCCGCGGCGATGCCCAGATTCCGAGCAACCGCTACGCCTTCACGCCCCCTCGTTCGAATCACTTTCGCCCACGGCGCGCCCTGCGTTGCGAGTGGCTCGCCGCCAGTATCGTCGACAACGATTGCTTCCCAGTCCGGCTCGCCCTGCGCCAGCAGCGAGTCCAGAGCATCCTGCAGGATCGCGCCATGCCCAGGCCCGACCGGAATGATTATTGATACTTTCGGCGTGTCGAACGATCGTACGGGCCAGCTCGGTTGCGACTGGATCGGAACGCCGGTCGCTGTAAATGGAACGGCGCGAATATCACGCGCCCATCCGAACCATTGCGGCCATGACGGCGTGGCCCGCGCGTTGCTTGCCGAGTCTGAGTGGTCGTGTTTGAGTAGCGTCGACGCCTGGGTGACTCGCCGCGCCTTGAATCCAAACGAGGTCGCGCGAGTCCATAGATCGGCATCCTCCGCCGGCGCCGAATGCGCGCGATGCCCGCCGACTCGCTCCCATGCCTCACGCCGGACCATCGCGCTGTAACACACCTGGTTACGGCCCATGAGCTGCTGCCGCCAATCGAACTCCGGCGGCCATCCGCTCTTGAATCGCGTGCCCTGCTCGGTGAGAACTTCCATCGCGCCGTAGGCGATAGCCGTGGTCGGGTCTTTGTCTAGCGCGTCGGCAAACCATTCCACCGCGCGCGGATGCAGTTCATCGTCCGCGTCAAGCTGGATGTAGTACCGGCCACGCGACGCGCCGATGCCAGCGTTCGATGCACCTGCCAGACCACGATTCGCAGCGTTCGTTACCACGCGTACGCGGGCATCATCCCGCGCCAACTGCGCGGCGACCTGTGGCGTCTGGTCCGTACTAGCGTCGTCAACGATCACGACCTCGAAGTCTTTGTGCGTCTGTGCCAGCGCCGAGCGAACCGCGCGATCCAGCGTTGCGCCGTAGTTGTAGCAGCGGATCACGATGGAGACCTGTGGCCCCACGGGTCGCGGCTCCGCCGCTCGCTTGAACGCGTCTACATATTGAGCGATCGCGTCAGGCCACGTGAACCGCCCCGCAACCTCGCGCGCTGCATCGCCCAGCCGGTCGCGATGCTGCTGGCAGTACGCTAAGCCCTCTACCAAGTCGTCTATGTCGCCCGGCGTCGCAAGGTACCCGGCCTCTAAGTGCGGCACGTATTCCACCTGGGCGCCATGCCGCCATGCGAGGACCGGAACTCCGGACGCCATCGCCTCTAGCGTGCCGATACCGAACGTCTCACGCGCCGTGCATAGATAGACGCCCGCATTGCGCACGAGCTCGCGCATTTCCTCAGGCGGAACGCGGTCCGTGAGCGTGACGTTCGGGCCCGTTGCGCCGAACGTCGAGACAAACTTCGTCCCCGGCGATCGCACCGCAAGCGCGTTCATGTCGGACGGATCGCAGGCCGGATCGATCCGGAACTTATTCCAGAGCACGTACCCTTGCGATTCGCCCGGTGTCCATTCGTCGATATCGATGCCGTGCGGGATCACGACCGGATCGATCAGGCTGCCACGTCGCACCGCGTGCGCAACCCATTCGCTCGGCACGGTGACGACCTTAGCCGCGAGCATGGAATCGATGACCTGCTGATTCATGGTCCATGCCCAATTGGGCCAGGATTCTTCTGCCGTCCAGTACAAGCCGTGAATCGACGCGCACATAGGTATGCCGCTTGTTCGCGTCGTACCGGCGTGCGCGTTGATGACGTCGGCGCCTACGGGCGTGTCGATAACCTCGACGCCGAAGTCTGGTAGGTACTTGCGCTGAGCTTCGACCACGCGGCGAATTCCGCCGCCGCTGCCATCGTCGGCGCCTCGATACTTCGGGGTGATGTGAACCTTCATTTGATGACCACCAAAGCGGGCGCGCACCAAATGCTTAGAACGGACAGCACAATAATGGCTACCGAAAAGATAAGGACTATCACCAAGTGAATAATATTGTCACGAAGATTAGCCGCGTCTCTGCGCCGTAGATCCTCCCGCAGTTGCACCAGATAATGGTCGTTCATGCTTCGCTCTTGACTCCGCCGAAGTGCAACCATGGCCCGCTAAACGACGGCGCATGGTATGTGAGGTGTACCGGCCACGCGACGCCGGTTCGGGCCTCGGGTCGGAAGCTCACGGCAATTTCCGTCTCCCCAGCCCGTTTCCCGGTGTCCCAGAGTCCTACGTTCCTTGCCCAGGCCGTCGTCTCTAGTCGCGGGTGCCCGCTGAATACGTGCAGCTCCTCGGAGGCCGGATCGAACAGGATGTACGCGCGATCGCCGATCGTGAAAAATTCGCCTTTGTACGGCTGCAACCAGCCGACGTAGCCCATGCGAATGCACCCGATCCGATCGTCTGTAAGCAGGTCGTTCGCCATCGAGTCGATATTCAGTCCCTCACGTAACTCCCAGTCATCCTCGAGCGGCAACACTAGCGGCACGTTGTGGCAATAGTGCGTTGCCAGGTTGTAGTTGCGCCCGTATCCGCCGCGCTCGGAATTGGTCATGGTTACGTCTTTGACGTGATCGTACTCTCGCGCCGCGGACTTGAGCCTGTCGCGATGTTCCTGCGAGCTGCCATCGTCGGCGATGTGTACGAGTGTGTCACCCGAATACGTGAGTCGCTCTAGCGTCGCGCGAAGGGTCTTCTCCGCGTAGGACTCGCGCCCCGGCGCCGCGTAGGTCAGAAGCATGATGTACAGCGCGGGAAGATCAGGCACGACGGGATACCTTCCACGTCGTTCGAACGGCATCGCGCCCCGCTACCGGTATGGATACCAGCGGTTCAACGCTTGCCGCGATCACGCCCAACAGGTCGGCTACGTCGTTTTCATCTCGTAGAAACTCAGGCCCCGGACCGTCGCCTGATAGCTGCGTCTCGAAGTACAACACATTGACAGTCTGAACCATTCGCGCCAGCCAATCGGTCGCCGCTTCGCGCCCCCGCTCGCGCACAAGATAGGGCCATACGCTTAGGCAGAGCGCAGCGTCCTGCTGAATCTCTACGTCCCATAGGGAGGCTAACCGAAATCCGACGTTGGGCCATTGCCGCGTGCCATCTGCGACAGAATCCGGCTCCCAATCGATACCCAGTGTAGTCGCGCCTTCCGCTGCGGCCATCGCAAGCATCTCGCCGGTATTACAACCGAGGTCGACCAATCGGCACCCTTCGATTGACTCCCAGCTCATGCTCTCCCGTATTGCAATCCAGCGCCGCATATGCCGTGCCGTGTCGATGCCCTTAGATGCCATGGCCGGCCACAAGTGCGCGGCGTCGGGCTCCGGGCGCTTGGTAGAACCGCCATCTAGCGACGCCTCAGTCCAGTCCACCGCGTACGCCGTGTTATTCCGAACGATCAGATTGAAATGCGTCAGGTCACCATGTTTGATTCCGAGCTCGCGCATTCGCTCTAGCAGACGAACTCCGCTACGACGGAACGCTGCCTCATCCCGGACCGGCTCGCCGTTACCCAAATCTTCCTCGAGCAGCCATTCGCCAGCAGGGTCCGCGCGAATAATCCGCGGGGCATAGTGGCCGTCCATACGTTCGAGCGCCTTGCGTTCGTTCGCAATCTCAGCGATGCCAGCCTCATTCGCCGCGATCTTCCGAACGCCCTGCATGGTCAGTTCGGTCGTCACGTTGCCGCGCTCGGAGAGGATCATTGTTCGACCCACCGGAGCACCTCAAACGCTTCGGCATACGGCATCCCGCACGCAGCGCCGCGCAAGGCCGCATGGGCCCGGATCATATCGGGCGAACGGAACGATCGAACCTGCGACGCCATCGCCGCGTACATGGCTAGCTTCTTGTCGATATCGAGCGACCGGTAGTACGTCGGCTGGAACCGTCGCTCGGGGTAGACGTCCCACTGCGCTACGTGGATCTGCTCATAGGCGAATACGCGCGGCACGAACCAGTTCACATCGTGCGGCCGGAGCGCCACCATCGCGGCCCGGAATACCGCCTGGTGGTCCTGGTTGTAGGACGGCCAGGGGATATAAACTTCGGTGGGCTTGTAGTGATTGATAATCCGCTCAAATGGGCCTATTACCTCTGGCGACGTGAGTGCGTTTACGCGAAACCCCACAAGCTCGATGAAATCGTACCCCCCTAGGTCAGATGCTTTGTCTGCCTCCCGTTCACGCACTTCCGCCGGCACGCGGCCCAATCCTGGCTCGACCGATGATTCATCCGTTGCGCAGTACAACACCTTCGCCTCAGCATCCAGGACCGACGCACATCCCAGCACGTCATCGTCGATGTGCGGGGCCAAGACTAATCGCATGCTTCGGCCTCCCGGATCACGAGCCGTCGCCCGTCGATCGTTCGAATGAACGCCGGCGGGTAGCCCTCGCCGTTGAGCGCACGAATCTTATTCGCCAACGGTTCAGCTTCCCCGCTATGCCACTCCCGCAGCGTGATCTCGCTCATGTCCGGCGTGCGTCGGTAGAACAGCGTCGGCTCTCCGTACTGCGGATAAGTCGCGACCACCCCCGTATCGAGCCACTCCTGCGAAATCGAAACAATATGATCGGCAGCGATCTTGCTCATGCGCTCAAAGATTTCAGCCAGCGATCCTTTGAGCGATAGCCCAGACGTGCGTGCGATCGGCCCAGCGTCGAGTTCGGACGTCATTCGAAACGTCGTCACTGCTGAATCCTCGACGCCTGACATGATCTGGTGCTGTAGCGGCGATCCGCCCCGATACTGCGGGAGCGCGGACGGGTGCACACAGAAGCAGGGCGCGGCGTTGATAACCTCGGGCGGCTCGACGCGATGCCACCCGACGAAGAACGCCAGCGTGTCAGGCGGCCATGCGAGGGGAATGCTTTGCTCGGTGTAGACGGAGATCTTTTCAGCCATCACCACGGCTAGCAGACCATCTCTGGCGAGGCGAGCTGACTCCATCGCCCACGGTGCCCCCGTAAGTATTCGCACGCCCGCGCTCATTCGTTCGGCTTCCACGTCTTAGTGAGAATGTCCCGCGTCTCGTTGATCACACCCCACCACGGCCCGCGGCTCAGAGTGTGCGAGTCCGGATGCCGGCGCATGTTCGCGAGCGGCGTCCCTTCGGCGACGCGGTAGATCGTGCCAGCGTCCGGATTACCCATGAGGATCGATAGCACGGCGGCGTCCATTGCCCCGCTGCCGGACTCCGGCGGGAATCCGCCCAGCCGACGCCAGCCGTCTCGATGCACCATGGCGTAGTTGCAGGGGATCGTCTGAACTTCCTGATTGTTCATATATCGGACGGTCACGGCGTAGTAGCCGCGCGGGTCCTTGCGGCGCTCCCATTCCTCAAGACACGCCTCTAAGCATCCGGACTCGAGCGTATCGTCGGAGGCCATCATGAAGCAGAGGTCATAGGGGGACGATCCGATACCCTGGTTCCATCCCGCGCCCGGACCGAGCGTCCAATGCCCATCAATCCACGTTGTCACGCGGTCAATCTCATGATGCTCGCGAAGCGCTGCATATAGATCCCGCCACGAGCCGCCATCATTGACGACGATCAAGCAGTCTGGCGGTCTAGTCTGCGCCGCGATGCTCGCCAGCGCCTCCGGCAGCCACCGCCGATGATGCGGCTTGGGGCCAACGGGCATTACTACAGATATCACGGACACCCTCCGATCGGCGCGCCTATTCGCGCGTCGCTGCCATTGTACGCCAACAGTCCTCTATCACATCGGGCATCATCTCGTCCCACGTTGGAAGCTTGATTCCTAGCCCGCTCCAGCGCACCGATCCGAGCCCCCTGTAAATGACCGGGGTATCGACGCGCCGCACTGTCACCGGCAGCCCGCATTCGAACGCGATCCGGTCCAGTAGATCGGCCTTCGTGACCAATTCGCCCGGTACGTGCACAGTTCCGAATAGTCCACTTCGCGCCCATTTCGCTAGCTCGACCAAGACTCGCGCATATGCGCGAACGTAGAGGCCGCTGTAGTGCGCGTTCGTCCAGCCATCGATGACGCCCTCTTGCTGTCTCAGCCACGCCAGCATCCCGGACTGCCACGAGACGAACGACCCGCGTACGTTCAGCACGTGGTCCGCCTGGACCTCGCCGACTAACTTCGAACGGCCGTATAGGTCGAGAGGGTCAGGAGTAGTGTCCTCGTAACGTGGACCCGGATCGCGACCGTTGAATACGCAATCGGTTGAGACGTGAACGATGGGGCAGCCGGTTTGCATCGCCAAGACATGCGGACCATACGCATTCGATCTAACTACATCGCCAGCCTCCTCGGGCGTGAGCGCCGTTCCATGCGTGACAGGCTCGCCCGCGCAGTTGATTACTACGTCATCCGAAGCGACTTGGCTGCCTAGCCATTTCGCGTGCTGCCTATTCGTAATGTCAATCCGTTGACGTCGGTACCCTTCAACGTCCACGCCAAGCGCCGTTGCCGCCTCTATCACCGCCCGTCCAAGCACGCCGCCGCCGCCGGTGACATGGATCCTCATGGAAGCGTCCCGTATGGCCCAAACGCCCACGTAAGCAATGCGACGCCTCCCCAGACGACAGCGCATAACAGGACCGCTACTGCCAGGTAGGATGCGCCTAAAACAAAGCAGCCTAGAGGCGTCTGGATCATATCGTTCTCCCTAGTGCTACCATCGCGCGGAATTGCTCCGGCGTGATCCAGCCGCTCGGCTTGTCGCTGGCGTACGCCTTCAATGGCTCGGCGCGTACGGGCGGCTCAACCATCGAGTGCAGTAGGTAGTGCCCGTCGAACGATTCCGCCCAGTAGGATTCTTGCTCTTGTAGCAGGTCCTCATGGACCTTCTCGCCGGGACGCATTCCAATGATCGTTACCTCGGCGTCGGGATATAACGCGCGAGCCATCTTGCCTACGCTCATGGCAGGCATCCGCGGAATATAGATCAGACCCTTCGATAGCGTCGATGCCGCGAGCACGATATCAACCGCCGAATTCGCATCGATCCAGAATCGCGTGATGCCCGGATTAGTCACCGTCAATGGCTCGCCGCGCGCCGCCTGCGCATCCCATATCGGAATCACGCTGCCCGTCGATCCGACCACGTTGCCGTATCGCGCAAGAGCGAACTCTGTCACGGCCGTTTGGCGTGCTGCCTCCTGAAATATCCGCTCGAGAAGTGCCTTCGTCAGTCCGTAGGTATTCACCGCTCGTGCCGCTTTGTCGGTGGATATCCCCACGACCTTACGTACGCCCATACGCACTGCCGCGCGCGCGACGTTCCGTGTACCGTCAACGTTCACCGCTAGGCATTCGGATACGTCCCACTCAGCCTGGGGGATGTGTTTCAAAGCCGCTAGATGCAATACGGTGTCGTGTCCGGCGATTACGCGCTCGACGCTCGCATAGTCGCGCACGTCGCCGAGCTGCAGGCTCAGAACGAGATCGGGGAATTGCCGGCGGAGCGCCGCCTGTTTCATAGGGTCGCGGCTTAGGATCGTGAATCGCGCGGGCCATTTTTCGAGGGATGCTCTGCGCAGAATCGCGCGGCCCAGGAAGCCCGAGCCTCCGGTGATACAGATCGATCCGCTAAGCATACTCACCCTCCGATGATGGCCGGCGCGCGCTCGGAGGGTGTTCCCCACGCGCGCCGGCCATACTCATGCTACACGATGGGCGCGCCGGGTCCCGGAGGAAGCCAGCACACACGGCGCGCCCAATCGAATCGTATCAGTTAGCTGGGGCAGCCGAGTCCGCGCATCTTTACCGCCGTGATATTGGCGTAATAGTCCGCAGTCTCATTGCCAATATCCTCGAATCCCGCCTTGACGTCGCGCAACCCGCGGCATTCCTCGAGGATTGCCTCTACGCCTGCGATGTGCTCGCTAGCGCTGGGCTCCGTCGTGCAGGCGCCTAGGGCAGCCACAAATACTAAACCGACTATGAATCGTTTCATTGCACCCTCCGAATTATTACGTCGAACTATCTTTATGGACTGTAGCACGGACATGTCCGCGTTTGATTGATTCGATCTGCTGCCGTCTGCGATCTGGCGTTAGCGAGGCCCACCATTGGCGGCGTGCCTCTGCCATGTTTTTTCGGGCCTGAGCGCTATGCCTACTTCTACCAGCGCGCACCTTATCGCCGTTGTTGTCTGCAGGCGTCCCGGCCCGTAAGTGCCCCGGGTTGCAGCAGGGTGGATTGTGACATGAATGCATCACAACAAGGTCAGACGGGACCGACGTTCCTGTGAGCATCAGAGCAACGCGATGCGCCTTAGCGTCGAGTCCGTTATTCCACTTGGCTGCGATGCCGTATCCGTCCCGGTCCCGCTTCCCGGTCCACGGCCAACAAGCTTCTAGGCCAGCGGATACATCAACCTTGGCCCAGAATCGTTCTTCACGCGGCGGACCGCCGATGGGAATCGCGTCCATCGCGCTACCCGTTCGGTACCAGCGCGCATGGTGCGATCGGCACATGCCCCGACTCCAGGCCAGGCGGTCACACGTATCGATGCTACAGGGAGCACCAGGGTTACGGGGTTGAACCAGGCGCGTATCCCAATCAGGACATCCGGCTCTCTTGCGCTTGTAGTGCGTAGAACAAAGTTCCGCGCGACGCACCACACGTCCACAATCTGCCACACTGCATATCGGCATGGGGAACCATTCCTTCCTTGTGCCTGAGGCCGGGGAGCACCTAACTCCCCGGCCTCTAAGTTTACCTTACGCGCTAAGCCAGCCACCCGAGTAGTAGCTCGGGGCCGACCGACTCGTAGCGCCACCGTCAACGAAGTATGGGTCGCCGGGGTTAGCGTCGCGTACGTGCTGCAATGGCGAGTAGCACACATTTTGTATGCGCCCTGCGAGCTGCGGGGTGAGCAACCGGATACGCGGCTCGATCTTCGCGAGCCATTGCACGCACCAGTTATTAGGCGGCTTGTTGTGCCAGAGGAACCTTCCGCCGTCCGTGGTGAAGTAGTACGAACTCAAATTACCCTGGCTAATCTGGCTCATCGCGCCGTTCTCGCCGTCGTAGTTGAGGTACTCCCAGTACAGCGCAGGCATCCCACCGAGGATCGTCAACGGAACCAAGTAGATGTCACTGGCAAAGCTGCCGGCGTCGACTTGACCCTGGTTGACGTTCGTCTCCTCAGGAATCCACGTGTCCTGGATAACCTCGATGCGCATGCCGTCGATCAGCAGGTACGAACCGTTGCGCATGTTGTCGCGCATAGAGATTGCGTCTCCTGCGTCGACCACGACGCGCTCGCCTGAGTCGCTGGTAACCATGCAGCGATCAGTGAGGTACGCGCACGCCCAGATTGCCGTCAGCTCGTAGAACAGGTCCGGGCGCATTACAAAGGCCCACGTCACCGGCTCGAGCCCCGTCTGCCGCGAGATCCACTTGAGGTACTTGACCAGGTTGCGAATCACGACAACCAGATTGGCGTTCGTGGCTGCGTCGGCGCCGACGCACGCGTAGTTGAAGTCCTTGATATCCGAATCAAGGCTCGGGCATGCCGTGTTCGTAAGAACGTCAACGTGGCCCGTGCTGATCAGGATATCGATGCCCGCAAACTCTTTGGTACCACCACCCGCGCTGTTGTTGGCCGGGTTGCCGGTGTAGGTCTCGACGCCCAGCTTGCGCTGGAAGTACAAGGCCATCGGCATCCAGGCCATGATCACGTCGCGAAGGATCTCTTCGCTGCGTCCGCCTGGAGTTGACGGCGTGATCGGCGCGAGCTGCTCCATAAGGAACGAGTTGACCAATCGAAGGTCGTTGAACTCGCCGCGGTTGATCCGCTGTCCGAGCCGGTCGACCTCCAGTACCTTCGACTGCACCGACGTACGCCCGAATTGCGTAGTACCGATGCAGTTCTTGACGAGCCCAGCTTCCTGAGGATCGTCACAAACACCGTCCGCCACGTTCCCAGTAGCATCTTGCACGCCAGTGATATACGCGGTGAGCGGGTCCGTGAACATCGACCCAAACGCGGGGAGCCGGTTCGCAAGCCCGAATCCCTGGATCATGGTGTGGATCACACCAGCATCCAGGCCCGCCACGCCGAAGATTCCGCCAGGCCCCGTCATATAGTTCGTAGTCGGCGTATCGCTGGGCAGATCGCGGCGCCCGCTCACCTGCCCAGGTTCATCGCCCCCGAGCACCTGAATGGCCCGGCCCAGGTCGGCCAGTGCGCGCTGTGTACGTTCGTCCAACATCGTCGCGGGCATGTGTGCGCCCTCCTGTGGCCGGTCCCGGCCCTAGTTCGAGAGACCCGCGAGCGGGCCAAGGACTGAGTTACGAATCGCTTTCACCAACGGACGATCTTCTTCGTCCATAGGATCGGACTTCACACCCAGCCCGTTCTCCGAACGACGCCCGTCGACTACCGTATCCTTCGAGGTCGATGCTTCAAATGCACCGGCCCACGCGCTCGATGCGGCTCGCGGTCGAATCTCGTCGGCCACGCGCTCATCCGCGCTGCGCTTGAGGTCTCGCTGCCCGGCCTCGATCTGATCGATCCGAGCAAGGAGCGCGTCCTGCTTAGCGCGAGTATCAGTTACAAACTCCGCGAGCCGATCGCGTAGGTCGTCAAGGCCGAGCAGTCCTCGAATCGCCGCTACCTCACGCTCGCCGATCGCGGCCTCCCCAGGCGATTCGGTTGCGGGCGCTGACTCAGGCTCATCGGCAGAGGCTTCCGCAACGGGCGCCTCTGCGTCCGTAGCGACGACTTCCGCCTCTGCTTCCTCACGTTTTTCAATCTTGGCGTCGGCCATGTCGCCGGCCGTCGCGGCAAGCTGAGACTCTACCGCGTCGACCATTCCAGATCCGAACAACTTGTCCATAAGATCGCGCTTAGCGGGCTCAATCGGCATATTCCGTTCCTCCTGTTGGCTGACGCCGAACGCCGTCCATGGGTTCGACGCCGCTTCACGGGGTAGCGGCCCCCGCTCTAATACTACAAAATCCTCAAACAAGTTAGGATCAGTCTCATTTGGAATCGCAACGAATTGGTGGCTCATTGCCATACGCGCGTCGGCAAGCTTCGGCGCCGCGTCGGCCCATTCCGGTTTGATCTTGCCCCACTCAACGAGGAACGCCGCATCGCCCTCTTCGGCTAGCGCGCATCCCTCACACGTCGCGAAGCTCGTGAACGGGGTATGCCAGAACCAAACATCGCCTGCCGGAAGTCCAGTATCACGGGCCTGTACGTATCGCTTGATGGCTTCGCGGCCAAACCAAGTCTCGTGCGAATCTTTGCCGTTGTTGGAGGTGACGCCGATCCACCACCAAGCGCCTTCTGCGTCCTGGAATGTTCGGAACCCGCTGACCAGCTCGCGCGGCGCCGGCTTGTCACCGAATATCCCGCGAACCTTGGAGATCGCGGCTCGGACCACCTTGGCCACTGCGCGCTCGCCTACAACTTCGACTTCCAATGGTTCAGGTTCATACGTTGGAATCGCTTCGAATCGATCGGAGTGACCGCTGGGCAAGATTGGATCGGGCCAACTCTCCACAACCGCGCAGTTCGATCCTTCGAACCACCGACAGCGCAGACAACTTTCCGCGCCGCCGTTCGCCACGCCTCCGAACGGCGTGTAGTTGGCATCCTCCTGTGGAACGCGACTCGCCATCGATGCGGGCATTGCAACATCTGCGCCGTAGTAATCCCGCTGCCCCTTGGCAACGCCGTTCGCTACGCGCATCGCCTTGCCTTCACAATCGTCGCCCTCGCAGTCGGCCATGGTTTCGTTGAATGCCGAGACCCATTGGCGACGCTTCGCGATGGATAGTTCCTTGACGTGATCCGGTAACTTCGGGTCACTCGCTCCGCTATAGGGCATATGGTGCAGCCTCGACGCGCATTGGCGCTAGCGTATCACGCTCGCGAATGCAAGGACTTCAAGAACGCAGCCCGCAGCAACGTCCGCATATTGCGCTCGCGGCGTTTCTCAATGGTCTTGGCAAAGTTCCGCGCCGCCGTGCCGGGATGATGTACGACCCTCGCTGTCACGAACGGCCCACTCGATCCGCCCGCGCTACTGCTAATGATCCCCGGGCGTGTCTTGGCGCGGTGACTACCACGGAAGCGCAACACACGAGCACGTCTCGGGCGAATGATGTGCGGACGCGTGCCCTGATCAACGTAGCCGTAAATCGTATCCCGCGTGGTAACCGCGCCGACTAGCGCGGCACCTGTACTATGCGCCCGATCGATCTTGAATGCGACATTGTGCCGCCACGTCGCCGTGGTCTTTTGGAAGTCGTCATTGATGATATTCAGCCCGTGATTGACCGCGCCCTTTAGCTCACGATCGAGCATCGGCAGGTCGACGAGCTTGCCCTTAGGCACAATCGCAACAAGTCGAATGTTCATTCGAAGAAGCTCGACCATTCACCGGTCTGGTCGTTCCAGTGTTGCAACTCGCACCTACAGTTAGAGTGGCATTGGTCGCTACCATCACCCGGCAGGCCGCCGCATATAGCAAGCATCGTATCCCAGTCAGTATAGATTCCCGCTTTCGGCGGGCACGTCTCGCAGTGCGCAGCGCCGTCGTCTAGCACGCGCCGTACACGGTTATCGATCGGGCGATCGTTGACGCGCGCCGCCTGCGTCTCAGCATCGAGCGTTGCGCCCATGCCCTCCCAAATCAACGACCAGAACGCCCCGCTATAGAGCGACGCACGGCTAGCGATAGCGTCTGCCGCATCCGCGAATACGATCTCAATCGTTACGCCAACGCCGGGCATCGCTAAACGTCCATCAGTTCAAGCGCCTCAAGCACGGCCTCGTCGTCCGGAATCACCACGTCCTCCAGCCAGCGTAACCCGCTCGCGCTCATCTCGCTCCGTGCACCGAGCGCGGCGCCAGACGCTATGCGCGGGATAACCGTAGGCGTGACCCTGGCCGGCCGCGGCAGCCGCGTTACAAGATGCGCCTCGCCATAGACGATGTGGGGCACCGGCTCAGGCTCTGGTACCTCCGGCTCCTGGAATGGCTCCGGCGCTCGGATTGGCTGCCGTGCGGGTGGTTTTGTCTCCCACGGGAGCGGCCACAACGTCGGTCGACGCCGGCGCCAGAATCCGACCCCACCCTCGCTCGGTGGCGGCGTCGGTGGCGTCGGTGGCGTCGGTCCTGGAATGTGCGCGGTCAGGGTGGTATTCGAACTGAGCGCAGCCGCGCCAAATACCGTGACTGCGCCAGTTGCATTGAAGTCCGCGGTTACTTCTAGCGACGCCGACGCTTGCTCAGTTACATCTCCGACGCCGGTTAGCGTGGTCGTTGCGCTTAGCGATGCGGCGCCGGTAACAGTGCCCTCTACGTCGCCCGTAGCCTCGAGCGTCGTTGTAGAACTGAGCGCCGCATCGGCGAGGACTTCAATTTCGGCAGTGGCGGCGAGGCTGGCGCTTGCGCTTAGTGCGGCCGCGGATTCTGGATTTACCGAAGCGGAGGCGTCTAGGTCTGCCGCAGCACTTAGCGACGCAGCAACTTCGGTGGTTATGGACGCAGTGGCGTCTAGGTCAGCAGTGGCGGTAAGTGTGGCGGCAGATTGCTCGTGGACGATGGCGGCTGCATCGAGGTCCGACGTCACGGATAGCGATGCCGCCCCTGTAACTATGCCCGCATCGGATGCCGTAGCCGTTAGCACGGACGTACTACTTAGCGCGGCCGCGCCCTCAATCGCGACTTCCGCAGTAGCGTCTAGGTCGGCCGTTGCGGAGAGTTGCGCTTCGGCAGCGGTCGCTAGGTGTGCCGTGGCATCCAGGTCGCCCGTTGCCGATAGCGCCGCCGCGCCTGTAACCGTAGGCGATCCAGTCGCCGTCAGGGTGGATGCAGCCGTGAACGCAGCCGCTCCCTCAATGGTCAACTCACCTGTTGCATCGAGGTCCGACGTCGCGCTAAGTGCGGCAACCGCGGGAATCGTTAGCTCTGCCACCGCGTCTAGGTCTGCCGTCGCACTGAGCGCGGCTATCGCCTGTTGCTCGACAAGCGCAGTGGAGTCCAGGTCCGCCGTAACGGTTAGTGCGGAAGCGCCTTCAACAACGGCGCCCCCGGACGCGGGGCGTAGCGCCAGGATGTGCCAGTTGCCGTTGTCGCCCCCTAGCGCAGTTTGGCGGTTCGTGACAGCGCCAGAGCCGCCCGCACTCGCAACCTCTAGGTAACCAGCCGAGATAGACGAGTCGGTGCCAGTCTGGTTACGCCATTGCGTCTCGCCGCTCGGGTTAGCCCATACGGCAGTCTGTATCGCCCACTGGTTGTCGTCCTTGGTCGCCCAGAACGCGATCACCATCGCGCCATCGGTCTGCGTCGTGATCTCTGGGATGGTGATGTCGAACGGGCCGGGGTTGCCGGGCGCCGTAAAGTTCGCGCTCGCCTCCGCAACGTCGATCGCGGTTGCGGCGTCCACGCCACGGAAGACAAGCATCACGCCGTTGATGTTGCTCGCGCCGCCACTGGAAATCGTGAACACCGGGTCGGCATCCCACGTGCCGTTGAACCGACATCGCAGGATTTGAGTCAGCGTATTAGCGCCGTTACCGCGCTGGGCATCCGCTTCCCACGTCTGCCCGCCCGTGGTCGATGCGCTAAACGTGAGCGCGCCGCTCGTGGTGGAATACCGACAAATCACGACCACGTAGTCGTCCGCCAGCATGGACGCGGGCGGTGTGAGCACTACATCGGGACCGCCGAGCGAGCCTTCGTCAGCCGGGTTCGCGGTGCGACCGAAATAGGCGATGGCCATCATTCCGGCCTCAAACTACTCAGGAAAAAGTGTCGTCAAGGTCGCCCGTCGGCACGACGAACGAATCCCCGGCGTTGACGATCTTCGCCGACGTCAGCGCGCCGCCCTTGAGGAACGTGCCGTCCGTGTTCGCCGTCCACACACCCACATGAGTCACGCCCGATCCGCCGACGGCGGGCATGTCCGCAAACGTGATATCGGCGTCGCTGGTAATAGCGCCCGTCGCGGCTGCAGCCATGCTTATCGCCTGGCGGATATAACTACCGCCAGCGATTTCGTTTGCGCCGGTCGTGCCCGGATCGCCGTCGTGCAACGACAAAAACGGCGTTGCGACGGAGTACGCGTCGGCGTTGTATATCGCATCCAACAGTTCGTTAGCTAAGGTCTGACTGACGCCCATTGCTCTCCGGCTCCTTTGGCTCGAACGACTCCACGATCTCCGAAATTAGACCACGCTCGTCTCGTACGACCCTGCGTACTCGCTGAATCCGTGCGCGATCCTGCGCCGGCGCCATGCCCGCCGCTGCATCCGCCTCGTCGAACGCCTCCATGATCCGCTGTCGCGCATAAGGCACAAGGCTCTCGCGTACGTACGTAGCGTTCCGCGCCGTCGCCTGCCGTATACGCTGCTGGTCAAGGTCCGATAACATTCGCCCCGGCGCCGCGAGCCGGTACGCCTTCGGTAGTTCGCGATCACCGAGCGCAAGCAGTTCGGCCTCGAAGTCTTGTATCAGCGGTGGCAACCGGCGTGAGCGTTCTTCGGGCGCAAGGTCGAGTAGCTCACGCGCCGCGCGATCGATGAACCGCTGCGCCGATGCTACGAGCTTGTCCTGGTACGCGTTGGTCGCACGTCCCATGCGCTCATGCGCGTCGCGGCCTTTGAGTGCTCGAGCGCCGCCCGTGGCCTGCGTACCGGATACGTCTTCGTCGACCATCTCGCCCTCAGTACGACCTTGCTCATTCGCCTGCGTATCGTCGTTGACGGCAGCGTTGGGCAGTTTGTCTTCTTCGGTCATTAGGTCCAACGCCTCTTGTGGAATATCGCCATCCTGCTGGAGCAACTGACGCGCCACCGCCGGCGTGAGCACGCCCGTGGTTGTGTAGATCTGAAATCGTTCGGCACGAAGCTTTCTGGCCTGCTCCTCACGCTGCTCGAAATCCGGATCGGACTCATCCCATCGAAACGTCACGCTGCGAGGCAGTACGCCGTAGAAGTTCAGCAGATGGGCAAGCTTCTTTATGAACAGGCCCTGCCCCTTGCCCCGTGATTTCATCGCAAGGGTCTCGGCCTCGGCACCGGTACCAATCCCACGCCCCGGCAGCGGTGCAAAATCCTGGTAATCGCGCCCGAACGCCATCGCCACCTGTGCGATGTACCACTTGTTCCAGACCTCGTAGTCGAAGCCCTCGGGCAGGCTAGCGAGGTTGATCTGCGTTGTGTTGAGATTGAGGCTCGGATCAATTCCACCCATTAGCACTGGTGGCATGAACCGGACCGATCCACGGTTGTCCGCGTTCTCTTTGGCCTGTCGAATCGCATCCGTTATCTGCTTGGTCTGTACGCCGGATACTAGCCATATGCTCGTTGGGTCCCGCCCGGATATCTTTTCGTCCTGGTACTGCTGGACCGATCGCATGATCTGCGCCGCTTTGAGCACGCGGGTAAGCGCGCAGTTGTGAACCACCACGCCAGCCGTGATGAAGTTGTGATTTCCTTCGACATCGATGCAATACACGGTCTGTGCTGATGGCGGTCCATCCCGACTGACGACCGCGCGATCAATGAATCGTTCGGCCGTTCCAAGGTTCCACCGGCCCATATCAAACGGTTCAGATTCGGGCGGTAGCTTATAGCGCATGGAGGGCGGAACAAGGGGCGCGATGTACGCGAATAGGGCTGCGCTGCCTTTGACGCTGAACCCCAGGTGATAACCGTCGATGTCCTTACCGGCTCTATAGAGACGGCAATCGAACCCCGCCGCCGTGAGGATGTCGGCTGCGCCCTGAACATCTTCATCGGGATACCCACATGTTCCGATTCGGGCCGTCGGACGGCGGTTGTGGTCATCGCTGAGGCGCTTGTAAATAGTGCCGTCGTCTAGGTACCACGCGGCCAATAGCTCAGGTGACAGGTGGCGCTTCAGAAGGTCCAGAGGAATGCGCTTCTCACCGTTCCGATAGAACGTCGAGCGCAATCCCACGAAAGCCGCCTGTGCTTTCGTCATGGAGTGCGACATGCCCCGCACTTCGTCGTGCCACTGAGTCCATCCGAATTCGGAGAGAGCCGCATGCTTGAGTTCTAGCCAGTCAGCATTGCGTGTTAGGTGCGAAACGGAGAGAGATGCGCGATCGCCAGTGCGCCGCATACTGGCATCGCCCAGCATGGTTCCAATGACGAGTCGTATCTGACGGCTGTTCGGAGACGGCGCCTCGGTCACGATGGGGTCGCCCGGTTGCAACCGCCCGGCGTTCACCCACCCACTCGGCGTCAGAATTGGATGGTCCTCGGTAACCCAAGAATTACGACTCTTGTCACCGCGCGTGAGTTGAGACAACGCTCCTCGCACGTTGACCCAAGAGCGACCGTTTCGCTGGTTTTCATACCAAGCCGTAATTGGGCGTGGCTCCAACTCACCGCGCTCATTGACCGACAGCACAAGGCGATTTGATTTTTCACGTACTAGTGTGCGAATGCGTTCCGACGTTCCATCGGCCATGCGTACCTGCGAATCGCCAGCTAGGCAATACTGGATCCCTCGATCCCACTCACTCGCGCTGGGAAGTTCGGCCACGATGATTACCTGGTGCCGCTTGAGCTCGTGGCGTTTACCCTCACGATCCCAGTAGACCACCGGTCGGAACGGATCACCCGTCCGCAGACATCGCCGCGCGTCTAGCGTCTTGATGCCCACTACAGCATCGGTCTCGCTGGGGCCACGACGCACGATCTCGATGAATGCGCCATTGTCCTGGCTATACAGATCGAGGCTTAGCTGGGTGATGAATCCCGTCCAGCCATCGCCCCAGTTAGCCTCGTGGAGCATGTCCTGAGCGGCACGGACGGTATTCGGTGGGCCTTCAAGCTCCCACGTCAGAGACGCATTCTGGGCAGCGACGGTGTAGACCGCGCTCGATAGCACGGTCTCTTGTGAGATGAACTGACGTAGCTTCTTGTCGCGCTCGCGGTGCGTCGACCATCCCCACGGCGGCGTATCGTCGGCGGCGCTCGCCAGCCACAGAACACCCTCGCTGCCGAACATGCCGCCGAAGCCCTGGCTCGGGTCGAATGGGTCCTCAACGGATCGGCGGATCGCCTGCGTCGAACGATCTTCTGCCATTAGTCCCGCATTGGGTCTGTATTACCCCTGCATCGGTCTTACGTAGTGTACGTGTTTCTTACGCCTGGTATCGACGGGTCCATAGCCCGTAGCGAGTGCAGTCACAATTCGAAACAAGTATGCCGTTTGCTATGTACTCGTGCGCGCCCTCAACCGTTAGATTGAAAACGTCCGCGCGCTCCCCGAGATCGTCTACGTGTTCCACATAGTCGGGAGCAGAACCTAGCTCGATCGTATCGATTCGACGTGAAGAGCTGCCCACAAAGCTCGCATGGCTTGGTGACATTATCGAGCCCTTGAGCACGACGCCATGCGCTTTTACACCGGTTTGAACAAAACCGGGTGCCCTTGGCGTCGGCATTCCGAGATCGGTAACCCGCGCCGCACTGGTCACACTGGTAGTCCCGAAACGGGGCATTCGCCCAAATCCGTGCGCCGTGCAAGCGATGCCACGCTCTCCCCTCCGGCGACCGGTGCCAATGCACCGCTGCCCTTTGCGCCTTTGCCAATCCCTCCGGATTACCCGGATGCTCGTGAAGTCGTTGATGCGCAGTGCCCTCAATCGACTCAAGGTTTGAGAGGTTGTTGTTGAGCGGGTTTCCGTCCCGATGATGAACGTGCCATCCACGCGGGATCGTTCCATGCGCGGCTTTCCAGACGGCCCGGTGTAAGTACGTTTCACATCCACGCGTGTGTGTTCGCCGGTAGTAGGTTCGGAGAGAAATCTTTGGGCTGTTTGGGTAACGCCGATACTCGACGCCACCAAACACGATTCGGTCGACTGCCATACCAACATCCTATCACCGTATCGCAATCCATTCAACGGAACCCAGCCGCGCCCGTCGATCCAGACCGGGTGATTGGGCGTTCCCCGAAGTGCTCGGCCGTCACTGGTTGTGAGTGTCACCACGGGAACCAGTGATCCTGTCTGCGCCTGTCTAGTAACTAACCGCCACCCATACCGCGTCCACGCCCGGTCTCCAACGACCACCGATTCAATAGGGATATCGCCGCGTGCGGTAGTTACGAGCGTCCCGGCAGCGAAGCAACCATGGTCGTCAATCTTCACCGGCTTGGGCTGTCCGGTACCCTGCCGTGCCGTAGCCGCGTCGCCTTCCGCATAGTGTAGCGATTGCATCTCACGGATCAGGTTCCGGCAACGAGGATGCACGCGTAGTAATGCGCGGTCGTTGCCGTCACGCACGAACGAGCGTGTGACCTTGACGCCCTCCTCGACACTATGCGTCGCGCCGAAGGTCTGGATGCCCAGCTCCCAGATGCGCGCCTTGAGTTCGACTGCGCTGGAATCCACGTAGGCGATCTCCGGCGCCGGCCACGGCCACGATGCACCTACGCTTAGGCCAGGTAGCTTTGCGCCTGCATCATGGCGGTCGTCGTCCTTGAGGTTCGGCCAGCGATCCAAGGCTTCGACCCGTACGCCTAGACAATCGGCCACGGTGCGCTCCGCTAGCGCCTGGGTCTGGTAGCACTCCCCGATAACGTTCACGCCGCCATCGGATCGTTCCTGTGCGAACAGTACGACGCGCGGATGGTAGCTAGCCGAGCCTGGTCCGCCGCCATGCGCGTAGCCATCATCGACCCACCATTCGATAGATCTCGCAGGGTCATACTCTGCGAGGTCATCCACGTTGTCGGTTGTCCAGTTGTCAAACACCAGCCCCTCGAGCCCGACGAACCGGCCTTCTAGCTCCTGCTCGGCCATCAGACCCACGTAGATGGCCTTGAGGCTGGCGTAGTACGCGGGGTCGAGGTTGTCGGCGTTCTGATCAATCGATCCGTGGAACGTCTCGATTAGCTGCTGGTCGCCGAGCGCCGCGCGAAGCGCCATGAGCACGCGCTCGGATTCCTCGGGGTCGTCGCTGAACTGCTGACGGTGCAGAACGTTATAGAGCCAGTGCCCAATGCCGCGCGGCGTGGTAGTGATCCACATCTGTGGGCTAGGTCCGACGCGTACAGTAGCCAGCAGCACGTCGAACGCGCCGCGGTCCATTTTCCGGGCCGCCTCATCGAACCAGACCCAATTGAGGTTCGGGCCTCGCCACGCGTCGGGATCTTCGATGCCGCCGTACCAGACGTTAGCGCCGGTGCTGAACGTTAGCCGTTTGTGCTGCTTGTTGTGGTTGGTGACGAGGTTCCAGGGTATCCAACGCTCCGCCTCGGGCCATGTGGATAGTGAGAAGTGCGGAACGTTCGGTCCCACTATGGCGCCGTCGAGCCCTCGCCATATGCGCGGCGCGCCTTTCTGGATGCCGGCGGCCGTCTTCCCCGAACCACGGCCACCGACGAATGCGGCCACGCGTGCCGTACTAGCTAGGAACGCGCGCTGCCCGTCGCCTAGCGGTTCGTAGGTAGTGCCGTCGGCCTTGGTAAATCGAAGCTCGTCGTCTGGTCTGGTGATACGGTTCGCAACGAGTCGCTTCTTAGCTTCGACACGCGCGACGGCAATCGCGAACGCTTCGCGTACGTGCGACGCGATCGGCTTAGATTCTGGACTGCTACGCGCCGGGCTTTGTAGCATCGGCCAGGATGCGCTCGGCTTCGGCAACGGCGGCGCGGCGATCCTCGTCGCTCAATGCGTACTGCTCAGACAACTTCTGTAGCTCTCCCTGCATATCGATCTTGATGGGCGCGTCGAGTCCTAGGTACTTAGCCCGGCGATCCATGACACGAAGGATTCGATCCGTTACCGCGTGATCCAGTCCCTCGGATGCTTTGGCACGCTTCCAAAGGAACTTTAGGAGCTCATCAAGCCGCTGCAACTCTAATTGCCGGATCGTATCGGCTGGTTCTCGTCCGCGCTCCTCTAACTCCATTTCGATGAACTGCGCAGCGCGTTGATAGCTCACGCCCAACTCACTACCGATCTGGTGGAGCGTCTTTCCTTCGACTCGCATTTGGAGCGCGCGCACGGCTTTTATCCGGGTGTTCGCACGCATGACGGAGTGTGCGGTCGTTCTACGCTGCATGGTTCAAGCCTACCGCAACCCGTACGGCGATGATGGTCGCAACGAGTCAATGATCCCTGCCCACCAAGCAACGATCACGGCCAGGAGCCCGAAGATCAGAACCCCGACGCCGGTCCACGTCAATGCTTTGGCCATTGATATTAGGTCCTGGACCATTCTCCACCCTCCAGGATCGGCTGGCCGTTGTCGTGCCAACCAAGTAAACGATACTCCACTTTACCGAGTCGGGATGCGATTTTGCGTTCGGCGGCGATACCCTTGGAATCGTCCCATCCCTCCATGGTGGCATCGATCAGCAGCGCGTCGCAGGAGCCGAGGAATCGCTCGTCGAACGCTTGCCAGTACTCCCAGTCGGTCGGGCCTCCTGACCGAACAGCAAGTGGGTGCGAGTGCACAATCGGAGCGAACACCGGCCATGAGCCGCGTCGTAGCGGCGTTCGCGAACGCCAGAGTCGGAGAGTAGCTTCATCGTTTCACCTCGAATACGTGTTGGATCATCGGGGCACCGGACGGTCCTTTGAGATACGGCGCGATCCAGATCGTTCGATGTCGATCAAGCGACGGGTACCATTGAGATCGATAGTGACCTGATACCCACCACTGATGCCGGTATTCACGGTCTGCCGCGTCGAAGTCTCGCTGGGCATTTGAGGCTTCGCGACGCAGGGTTACAACGTGGAGAAGCGTCTCTGTTGACATGTGCGCGTCGCGCAAAGACTTGCGAATTGGTCGTGAAAGATGCAGGAGACTCGAACTGACATATGGAGAATTTATAAAGGCAATAAGCTTTGTCAGAATAGCCCACTCACTCGCTTCCACCTCTTGATTAGACGCGTCATTGCCGCCCAACCGTTGCCCATAATGACCCGTACGCCCCACGACCCCCAATCTGTCCTTTGCAATTCTACCCCCCATATACAGGAGAAGATTGCCCCGCTCGGGATTGTCTACAACAACGGTCCAGCCCCAGTCGAGTTCCTTCGCGTGATCTTGATCGCGTAATACCAGCTCGCCTTGCCAGAGAATGCTCATGCTAGGGTGTGGGAGGTCTACGTTGAGTGTGTAATCTGGCAGCGGCGCCGCTAGTGCTATCTCTAAAATCCGTCTTGTTATAAAGTATGTGGGTGAATCGTGCAGGGTAAGCGCTAGTAGTACCAATCCACGGAAATCTCCATCAAAAGGAGCGGCGCCCAGTGCGGGATCGACGTCGCCGACAAGGACAAGCCCCGCGACCATGAACTGATACCCAATCGCCTCTACCGGTCCGGCGGGCCCCCAACGGTCCTCAGGTCCCGCCACCTCCATAGCATGTCGCGCGAGCGGATGATTCCACCAGGCGCGTGCAAGCGCCTGTCGCTTTTCCTCACTGCGTACAAGTTCAGCAATTTCCGAGGCGTTCACCGCAACCCTCCGATCACTGAATGAACCACGTTCTCACGCTTCTCAAGCGCTCGGTATATAGCCCCGTCAATCGTCCCCTGCGCCACGAGGTGTACGTACGTCACGTTTCGCCCCTGGCCGGGCCGCAAGACGCGTGCCCTCGCCTGGTCATACTCCGCCAAACTATGCGATAACGAATAGAAAACACAGTACCGCGCCTGTACGAGTGAGATACCAAGTCCGCCGGCTTGGATCTGTACCGCGATCAATGGCGCCGTGCCGTGCGACTCGCCATTGCGTCTACCCCAATCCGCGTACTGATTCATGCGCCCAGATATCTCCAGGTAGGGACGGTGAGCCATTTGGCTCACCGCGCGAATCGCATCCAGGTCCGCATGGAATCGTCCGAACACCGCCACCGGTTCAGTAGGGTCGATGTCTTCCAATAAATCCGCCAGCGCGCGAGCCTTGGCGTGTGACACGCGACGTTCGACGCCATCGTCGTCAGTCACCACGCCGCCGGTAGTCTGCTGCAATCGCAGGATTCGAACCAGCGCATTGGCCGCCGTGACCGTACCGTCAGCGATGTCCGCGATCAGGTCGCGCTCCAGCTTCCGGTAAAACCGCCGCGCCTCCGGCTCGAGCTCGCACACACGTTGCAGGTCCACGTGGTCCGGTAGGTCGATAACGTCGGCAGTCTCGACGCGGGTGGCTATCGACCACATTCGCGCCTTGAGATCATCGAGATTGTGCCAGGCCCACGGCTGTAGTATGCCCGCACGCATTGACGTTACGCCGTCGTGTGAGCCCCAGCGCGCGGGTCGTGTGTATCGCGCCTTGAACGAGGTGAACGTCCACGGCACGCCGCCCGTGCTGTACACCCGCGGCTCTATCGCTCGATACTGCGCATAGATGCCGAGCGGTCCGTCGGCGCCGCTGATAGGCGTACCGGTTAGCTCTAGACGATGCGGAATGCCCGATGCGATCTTGGCGACCATGCGCGACTGCTTACCGGCGGGGGCTTTCATGCGGTGGCAGTTGTGGACCAGTAGTCCGCCCGCGAAGTAGTTTCCCGTTTCAGTCTCTAGGTTGTAGACCGTACGGCGTCTAGGACCGTGTTCGCCACTGCGTCCAGGTCGCTCATCACTTCGGGATTCTTGAACCTCAGCACGCGCCAGCCATGATCTCGGAGCCAGGAATCCTTCCGCGCATCCGCGGCCCGCACCCGCGAGGTTTCGTGAGATTGCCCGTCCACCTCGATTGCGATCTTTAACACCGGGTCCGCGATATCGATCTTGTAGTGAGGCGGCTTGCCCTTGGTGCGCGTACCTGTCCTCACCACGACCTCGGTGGCCCACCCCAGCCGCGCTGCTAATAGTCGCTGCGGAACTGAAAGCGGCTTCCCGTTTCCCCCATTGAGGTGCGCGTATCCCCGCTCGCGTAATGCGATCTGAGACTTCCGCTGAACCCGCGGATCGTTGAATGGATTGGTCGGACCCGATAAATGCCGCGCGAGCTTGGCTTGTACCTCGGGGCGCGAACGTATCTGATTCATTGCCACGCGCGCCTTCGCCACTAAGTCGGGGCGATTCCGCATACGCCAGCGTCCTGAACACCTCTTGCCGCAAAACTCCGCACTTGCCCTCCGGCCCATAAAGGAGCGACCGCACTCCTTGCAAAGCCCCGGAAATCGAAGCGGGTTCTTGTATGGCACACGGGGATTTTATCACAGTGAGGCCCGCTGCGTCTAGTGCCTTTACGTACCCAACCTCTTGTGTCCACACCGGATGTTCCGGCGTCATCGCCACCCCATTGACTTGCACGAGGTCGCCGACAAAGGCGCGGCTGAATGTAGACCGCACACGAGTTGGCACTACAATCCCGTCCCGCTCGCCCCACACCGCATCGCCTTCACGGAGCGCCTCGATCGGTACGGTCCCAGCAGGCGTGTCAACCGCGGTGCCAGCCGGAAAACACTCATCGCAGATAAGCGCATCCCATTCCGTGGCTGCCAGCATCTCGCCGAACTTATTGCCAAGCGGGATAGCCTCGTAATTCACGATCGCGGTTACCGGGTGGTTCCACGTCAATGCTTTCTTGATTTGCGCCATGCGCTCTTTGACGGGCCCGGATGCTAGTTCGGTAACGATCGGATCGAACGTTGCAAACTGCTCGAGCTGGCCAGCCCAAACGCCGCTCGCGACCGACTTAGGTGCAAGGATCAGCGTCCGTCGTGGTCGGGTCTCGTTCAGGCACTCAATAGCCGTCCGGCTCTTGCCGGCACCCATGTCGCTAAAGTTGGCCGCGCCTCGGCCTTGCGCCCAGAGTGCTAGATGGTGGTCGCGGTGGGCGATCTGGTGGGGCCAGGGAGCGCTCATCACTTCACCCCCAACGGAGCGCGCCCTAGAATATGTATTGCCTCAAGCTCTAGTAGTTCGTCAATCCGAAGAATCACCTCGTTGCGAGTCAGGTCTTCGCCTAAATATCTAGCTGCGTAGTGTCCGGCCACGTAGGGACGGAACCACTCAGAATGAGTAAACATCCACGGGCGATCCATCTTGACTTTACCTTGAATCGTTAGGTGGCAGCGCTGGCAGAGCGCCACGAGATTCCACCAGCGGCAGTCTGACTTATCCCCGTTCAGATGGTGCACTGTGAGGATGCGCCATTGCGCCTCGAATCCAACCAGCCCGACCGGCCTCGTCGGTCCGTCGTGGAGGCAGTGGTCGTCACAGCGAGTCCATTCGCCCGACCCCATGGCGCCGACTCGATACGGATGCTGGCACCGCACGCAGCGATGATGTGCCCGTGTACGCACGCAGTCGCCAATTGAATCCCAAACGGTTGGGTAGCCGTCCCGGCGGAGTTCGTTGGCGGTGTAGCGCCTGAATATGGTCATCCTTCCCTCCATGCGCCGACGCTAGTACGTCCGCTGGTTGTCGATCCTTCTACCATTAGTGATCCTCGTCTCCATCCGGCCTGCGTCAGTCGTTTGTATACGTCACTGATATCTAGCTTCCGGTACCCGTTGTGAAATAGCCGACCGTGTAATTGCTGAGGGCGAAGCCATAGCCGCCCATTGATACGGACGATGCTCTGATTCAATGCGCTACGCAGTTCGTCAGGCTCGGGCTCGTCTATCACTGGCTGAATTTCTGTCCAGTGTGAGAGCCAATCCTCCACGATCTCTCGAGCGTCGGTCGGTTCGAACTGCTCGATCCTTACAAGCGACCGCATCGCGGCCGCCCAGCGAAGCCACTCGGGCGCCTTAACTGGCTTGAGGATCAGCGGCCCGCCGTCTAGGAGGCGATGCCGGATAGTGGTTTGATCGCCGATTCTCGGACCCAGTGAAACCGAACGGCCGTCCCGAAACCGGAGTGTGTATTCCGGGTTTGCGCCTTGCGATAGCGACCAGTCCGCCACGGATGGCACGTCTAATACCGCCATGGCCAGTAGTGCGTCTACATGGTCGATGCGGTCCTTCGGGGTAAGGCTTTTTATATCCGCGTCGGGGATTGCCAGGCGGAGCGCTCGTGTCCGTCGCTGCTCGCTTCGTAGATGCGTCCGGTGAACAGATTCCGCGATACCTCGCACTTCCTTATCCGACAGCTTCGGATCGCAAAGACGTGCGTTCACTCCATGTAGTTGCTGCAGCACCGATTCGAGCGCCTCGCCCTTGCCGTAAAAGTGTCCGGCGATCTGGGTCAGTGCAAGGTTGCGAAGACCCGATGGGATAGACATCAGCATTACCCGCTGGATGTCGAACGGCTCGTCGTCTACTACATAGATCGACGAACTCAGCGCAGATACGACCTGGAAGCTTTGAATGATGTGCGCGGGGCATGGCGGAATTGTCGTATCCCACGGTTCCGCCGACGCCTCCCACGTGTACGGTCTCCCAGATGCGTGCATGGACGGTGGCGCCACGACGTATCCTCGGGCTGCCTTGATGTCGATGCCTGGTAGTATTGGGCGACTACGCAAGTCCAGTTCCGAGGGCCACTGGTAGTAGTAGTGCTGACCACCGCTACCGGTGATGCACACCGGTCCGTCCGGCAGCGCGCCGTGCTTTTCGATAAGTTCCTCTAGCGACGCCTCGCCGCCATGACGCGGATCGATATCAAGAACGACTAGACCGGCCAGCTTCCCCGTAAGCACGCCTATGTTCGCGTCCGGCCAGCGTTGCCACCAAGCGGACACCGCTTCGCGTGTTGGGTGGGCATCCCACAGCGGCGCCAGCTCACCCTCCGCTAGCCGCGGATGCTTACCAGGATGCCCACAGGTCGCGTCACCGCAACTACACCGGCCATCCGTCGGCGTATGCAACGGAACGACGCCCCAGCCAAGGGCGACTAGTCGCAGGGGATCTTCCGCTCCGCGCGTCACCTGCATACGCCTGCATACGCCGTGAATACGCGCCTAATGGGGCTCTCTAACAGAAGTGAATACGCTGAATAGCGTATTCTGGCAAAAAAGTGGAGGGCCGCTTTTTTTCTTAAAAGGGCATATTCGGCGTATTCATACCTGTTAGCTAGGCGTATTCTGCGCGTATTCAGCGCGTATTCCTGTCGGCGCAAGAAAAGGAACGGCCTTCGCAGATGCCCAGAGGGAGGCTGCCAAGCAACCCAAAGGAATTGGTGCGAAGGCCGTTGTCGCCATGATACCTACCTTCTGACTTGAGCACCCCAACTCCTTTTGTTGCTTGGCAGCAAGACAAACGTACATGCGCGCCGTGGCGATGTCAAATGCCACGGCGCGCATGTCACTACGCCGCGTCCGCTTGCGCGACGGGGATGCCCTTCAGCGCAGGCACGAGCCGAGCTGCATACACGCGGATCGCGTCGGACTCCTCGGCGGCGAGTGGCTCGCCCCGCCGGAACACCGGCCGGGAGTACCCGACGCCGCCCTTGCTCTGGGTCTTCTCGAGCGTAATCACCGTCTCGACGCCGAACGGATCCGTATTGGTATCGAACAGCGCGAGATTGTAGACGTACGCCGCTCGGAACGCCGACGGCGGCGCCGGGAAGTACAGCGGCAGCCGGTGGCCGGGCTGCAGCAGAAAAACCCGCGTGATATGCCTGCAAGCCTGCGCGTTGCCGCCATCCGGCTTGCTGCCCCATTGCGACAGCGGGCAGGTTAGGCAGTCTCCACCCGGATCGCCGTGGCCAGTCACCGCATCCTGTGACGAACAATCGGGTGGCTGCCCGCCGCCCGTATCCTCAATCGAACCCGCCCAATACGCGCGCACCGGCTGCCGCAGGATCATTACCCCGCGAAGCTCTTTCGTGGCGTCGCCCGATGGCAACTCAAAATTGAGCCCGCCGCCGGCGGGAACTTTGACGGTCGGCAGTACCGTCACATCGATCGCGCCGCCGCCAGCCGCCATCTCCGCGAACTGGCGGGCGACGTCATCATTGATCGTGAGCGCGTACGACTCGCGCGTTGCAAGTGAATCCTTACCCATTGAGCATTGCTCCTTGAAATATGAACTTTGGTCCGTGTGCGGTTACGAGCCGCGAACGCGTAGCCCCGTCCGTTTCTCGACCTTGAGCGCGCCACGGATTGACTCAGGGATGGTGGCTAGCGTTCCCTCTCGTTCATGCTCTTGGTACCACGCCCGTAACTTCGGATGCGAAATCGTTACGAGCTCAAGCAATCCGTTATCACTGAACAGCGAGTGCAGTAGCGCCGTATCGCCGCCGACCAGCGTTGACGTGTGTGAGTAGACCGTTTGGCCTGCGTCTGTCTTGACGGACGTTACGCGCTCGGCTAGGAACTCCTCGAGCAGCGCCGCCTCGACGGCAACTAACTCGTCCTTGGCCTCTCGAAGCTCGGCCTCGAGCGCGCGTTTGCGCTCCGTGGCGTCCGTGAACCGGTCGACTAAGTGCGGTGTGGGCATTGATCGTTCCTCCATGCGCTACGTCACCCGTAGCAGGTGCTAGAATAGCGCGTACATGCGTTCACGTCAAACGAAGGGGCGTTTATGGCTATAACGCCATTGACCGAAAAAACGGCGCGTCGTTGCGCCTGTGGGTGCGGAGAGACGTTTATTCCGCGGCGCCGGAATCATCGCTACGTTTCCCCCGCGCATCGCATGGCGTACCATCGCCGTTCGACGCCGGCCATCCGACTCACTGAGCCGCGCATCCGGCGCATGATGGAAGCCGCGTTAGCCGCCGCGATGGAGTCGGAATGACGCGGCGAGGTCGTCCACGCGCGCGGAACCTTCTAGAGACTCGAACGTGTGAAACGTGCCTCCAGCCGTACCATCCGTTAAAGGAAAAGCCGTTTCAGAAATACTGTTCGCGGCCGTGTGCAAACGCAGGCACGGCAAGACGGACAGCGGCGGCGAGAGCGGAAAGGCAACGCGGTCGCGGCGACGGCAAGGCGTACCGCAAGCTCAATGGTCGCCACATGCACCGCGTTATTGCGGAGGCTACTATCGGGCGCGCCCTTTTACCGAAGGAAGTAGTGCACCACATCAACGGGAACATCCTCGACAACCGTCCCGAAAACCTTGCCGTACTGCCGTCTCAGGGAGAACACGCGCGGATTCATGCGCGTGCTCGTAGAAAGGAGGTTGCCAAACAATGAGCTTGCGTCGTCTCCGAATAGTCGGGCCGCCGGGCTCGGGTTGACAAAACCTCAACAATTAAGTCGATGTGCGAGCGCTGGGTCGACTCCGGCGAATACGAACCATCTGACTTCGTCCTAACGAGCTTCACCAAGGCCGCCGCCGTCGAGCTCGCTGGCCGTATCGACGTGCCCGAAGGGCACGCAACAACGATCCATGCGCTTTGCTACCAGGCGCTAGGCCGCCCGCCGATCGCCGAGAAAGGCGCATTGCTCAAGGAATGGAATGAGTCGTGTAAGCGCGACGACTGGAAGATCCCCGTTACGGGCGCAGGCCTTGACGACGGCGTGAGCGCGCAAGACGGTGCCGTAGGCGATGCGCTCAGCATGTATAGCCTAGGGCGCGCTCTCCTACATCCGCTAGATCACGTCTGGTACGACCAAGGCTGGGAGCTTCGGGACTTTATCAAGACGTGGGAGGGATTCAAGCGAGACACGGATAGCATCGACTTCACAGACATGCTCACGATGGGCCTAGAGTCGGTGCCGAATCTTCCACAAACGCCGCGCGTACTACTTGTCGACGAGTGCCTGCCATACAGCTCACGGGTCACACTGGCCGACGGGTCAACACTGCCCATCGGGGAAGTTGTTCACCGCAAACTAGAGGCATCTGTTTTAGCCTTCGATGAAGCGAGCGGTCAGGTAGTTGCGCGAAGAATAGTTGGTTGGCGCGCGGTCCCCCGGCGGGAACGAAAAATTGTGGAGTACGGCGGACTGCGCGCGACGGAAGACCACCCGATATTTGTCGGCAACGGCATGTACATGCCGTTGCACCGGGTTAGTATGTTGCACCGCGCTGTGCTATGCTTAGACCATGAAGCGATACAACGCGAGCGACGCTCTAACCCCTACGGAGCGATCGATTGTTCTCGGGTCGCTGCTTGGCGACGCTTCGATCTCCCGAAATCCCGGACCGGGCGGGAACGCCCGCGTGAAGTTTGTGCAGGGAGTGGCGCAGCACGACTACCTAACGTGGAAAATGCGGTCTCTCCAGCGCTGGGTGCGATCCCCGATTCAAGGACCACAAATCAGCGGCTTCGGGGGAATCGTCTACCAATTCTCCACAACATCACACCCTGTCTTTACCGACCTGCATACATTGATCTACGCGGACAAGTGTCGGCAGAAGCGCATCAGTCT